GACAACACAAGCGGCTTCCTGACCATAGTCGTCCTACCTTCAGAACCCGATACCAGATACAGCGGGTATATGTACGTAATCACGGGGAGTAACTCATAATGGCAGTGACCGATTTGACGGGAACGAAATGGTTGTTTAACGATGTATGCACGTCCGCCGGGGCAAGTTCTAGTTTTAACATTACTTATATTTCCTCCGTTGATAATGAAGAACGGACTAGTTTATCATCACCTTACCTTGAAAGGGTTTATCGAGTATCTACGATAATGCTTGGATATAGTTCAAGTGGAACTTATATTACGAGTGATGACCTAATTTATAGTGCTGCTAGTGAAGGAGAGGGGTGGTATGACACTAGTGTTAACCCTTATGTTAAATTGTCCACTCCTCCCACAATCGAAATCACAGGCGGAACGGACGTCACCAATTCCGATTTAATCACTTGGCTAGAAGCAAACGCGACACAAATAATCGATTTGACCGCAGGTGAAACTTATAGACTTAAGGATGAGATTCAACTATTAACTTTTGATATTTATGGTAATTTCAATCTTGCATCTGATTATGTTGACCGAATTTTATTTACTAAAAAGATGAACGGGGCTCTTTATGCTCTTGGTTTTTATAATGGTTCTGATATAGTTTATGCGATTCCGTATAGTAATGTTCAAGGGTCTATAGGGTGGGGAACTGGCTATGATTTGGGTAGAATCTTGACTATTAACGAAAGTTTAGAAGTTCCAATTTCTTTTTTGGATGTTTTTGAAAAAATGTCTTCACCCGAACCATCCAACATCTTCTCCATCGGAAACCTGCCAATCGAAAACATATATTTCGGGGAGTTGCCGGTGATGAAGGTATACCTTGGGGACATCCTTATATACGAGGCCAAGCCGGTCGTTGAGGACTCGAACTTCTTACTAAATAACGGCGACTACCTCTACTGCTCCAATGGCGCAATCTTCGATACAAGGGTGATTTCCGTGGAGACCGCGGCCGGGGAGGTCGTGACCACTTGGGGTGGCGAGGACGTACAGGTATACGATGAATGACAAAGGAGGAAATGAATAATGTCAAACTTCAGATTAACACAAACCGGAACCGAACTGCAGGCCGATTTGAATAAGGTCGAGGGACTGGCCAACATCAAAACGATAGGCACGGGATTAACCCTCTCAGAAGGCGGGGAGATTTCCGCAAGCGGGGGTTCCTATGAGACCGCCACAGAGGCGGAGGTGCGTGCGTTGTTCGGAAACGGGACGACGACTACCCCGGAAACGAATACGGAAACGACACCGGATACGACACCGGAAACTACCACGCCTACGTTGATTTCGTTTAACATTGGTAGTAGCAAATCATATCAAGCCGAAGAAGGTATGACGTGGGGAGAATGGGTTGCAAGCGAATACAATACTGGCGGATTTAAAGTGATGAATGATAATATTTACACCGCAGACGGGAATAGACGTGTTGAGAACGTTACTTCTTCTACCGAAATCATACCTAATACTACATATACGGCTACATCAAGCGGTGGCGATAGCCGCTAACCAATAACCTAATTAACCCAAAAGGAGAAAATGAATTATGGTGGATTATCTTACATTCGATAGTTCCGTGACCTGCACAGTCAACGGGACGTCCGTTTCCAGTGGATATGAATTACACGACGGTGATGTTATAGTGGTGAGTGCCTCATCGGCCGGAGGTACTATTTCAGTCAACTCCGACGCAGGGCATATCAATGGGGAAACGGTTGACGTTTACGACAAGAGTATAAGCGTGAGTTACATACCGGCCTCAGGCGGTGCCGATTCTAAATAAGGAGGCTTATTATGAATACTAACCCAGTAAAGAGAGTAATCACTCAAATCACCATCAACTACCACAAGACCGCAAGCAGTTCGATAACCGATTTGACAGGCACTAAATGGCTGATAAATGAAGCACCGGAAAACGCTTGGGGTGAACCTTATAATATTTCGTTTACTTCCAATAGCCAGAATTTTGTCGCTTTATTTGCCGACCCAGATGACCTCTATGGCAGTGGGCGCGGTTTGAAATATTTTGTGACTACTCCACAAACCGGTTCCTCAAATAATTTTGAACATGCATATAACTCAAGGACTAGCACATGGTCAAATCAAGCCTACCGCACAATCGAAATCACGGGCGGGACTGATGCGACTAACTCGAATTTAATCACATGGTTACAATCCAACGCCACCCAAATCGAGGACGAAGACCCAGAACCGGAACCGGAGCCAACACCGGAACCCTCAGTTGACAAACTAATCACCTTGGACAACCTCGCAGTCTTCAAGGAAGAGGAAGACGCACTTTTGGCAACTAAGATGGCCAACCCTATGACCACGCAGGGCGATTTGGTCGTAGGTGGTACAAACGGAACTCCCACAAGGTTAGCCAGAGGCACCAATGGTCAGGTTTTGACTGCGGGTACGAACGGACCGGAATGGACAACGCCCAGCGTCGGTCTGCCGACGATAACGATTGCTGCGTCACAGGTGATTTCGCAAAGTCCGTTACAAATCCAGTTAACCGATGAACAATATGCGACAATGCAACATGGCTCGGTTATATTTGACGGCTCGGCTTTGGGTGTGCCAACCGTGGTAGCGGATTATAATGGTTCTTTAACTGATGACTCAGACGTTGTTAGTGACCTAGAATTTGTATTCATCTATAATGCAGATGGTAATTTTATTCAGTTTAATAGAATTCTTGTAAATTGTTCAACGAAAATCGCAAACATAAATTTTGGTAATACGTATCCAAAACAAGCAGTTGAAGCAGATACGGCAAGGTCAGCAACGGTATCAGATTCAACATATGCAGTTAGATATCAAGGACAACAACCAACCTCCGCAGATACGACTGGTTACCTTCTCAAAATAGCCGTCCTAAATTTTGACCCCGCTATCAAATATGATGGCTGGCTCTACATCATAACGGAGAGTAACTGATTATGGCGATTACGACAATGCCAATTGGTTTTGCAATAAATGGAGACGAGTATTATGTTAACTTAATCAAGGGGCAAACATATACGTTTCTTATCACATCGACTGGGTTGATTGTGGATGGCATCCCAGCCATATCACCGGTATACACATATGATGGTGATGGTGTGTTCTTAGGATTTGCAAACACAGAAGGTGCAACAACTCCCGATGAAGGAAACGCTGTTGGAGACACTTTTAATATTACAGCAACTGGTCCTGAAGTCAGATACTTGGGATATACTGTTGCAGTTACCCAAGAAAGACCAAAATTCTTCTTCGGCAACCTCAAAATCGCCGATATGCATTTCGGGTCGAGACATGTCATTAAGGCATACTTCGGCAACTCACTGATATGGGAGAGGGAAGTACCTGTCCCGGAAAACGCCTTGCTCGCACAAGACGGTAAGTTGTTCGCAAATGGCGGCGGATACCTGATAACCACGGAGGTCACGTTGATTACGTTCACATTTAGCGGAACGACCTACCAAGCCGAGGAAGGAATGACTTGGGGAGAATGGGTTGCAAGCGAATATAACACTAACGGATTTACACAGAGAGGCTATGGAATTTACGGACCGGGTGGCGAAGAGATTAGAGACGCACAACATTCGGTAGTGATGGAATCGGCTAAAATCGTGGCTAACGCAACATATATCAGTGGTGGCTCAAATGATTAACATAAAAGGAGAAAATGATTTATGGCAAACACAACTTTAACGCAAACTGGGGCACAAGTCCAGGCGGATTTGAACAAAGTCGAAGGCATGGCCGAAATCAAGACCGTGGGAAGCGGACTCACCCTTTCCTCTTCCGGCGAATTGAGTGCAAGCGGAGGTTCAGGCCTTCCGACCGTCGCCATCGCACAATCACAGGTGATTTCGCAAGACCCGATGCAGGTGCAACTCACCGACGAACAATACACGGCGATGAGCGAACGCTCCGTCATATTCGACGGAACCGCATTGGGGATGACCACCGTGGTCGCGGATTACATCGGCTCCTATACCGATGATAATGATATTAGGCACCTGAAATTCGCATTCGTCTACAGCGAGGATACCGACTACCTTTATTTCCATACAATCTTCGTAAACACCTCTACGAAAGTCGCTGAATTGCAGTTCAATAACACTTATCCCGCCAAAGCCAACCATGCTTATGATGTTTCTTTGGATAAATCCGACGTCGGCCTCGGAAACGTGGACAACACAAGCGACTTAAATAAGCCTATAAGCACGGCCACCCAGACTGCGTTGAACCTTAAGGCCGACAAGGCAACGACTTATACCAAAACGGAAACCGACACTTTGTTGGCGGCAAAGGCAAACAGTGCCAATGTCTATACCAAAGCAGAAGTCGATTCTGCCATAGCGACGGCGGTTACCGGGGCGATAAACGCTTCTTATTAGGGAGGAAAAGATTATGGCTCATTATCTTACATTCAGTAGCAATGTGACCTGCACAGTCAACGGAACAACAGTGTCAAGCGGATACGAATTGCACAACGGTGACGTGATAGTGGCGAGCACAAACATATATGGCGCGTCATTTGAAGTCAACTCGGCTTACTATTCCAATGGTGATACGGTAGACATTTCCGATTCTGACATTGTGATATATGCCTCAGGTGGCTCTAATGACTAAGGAGGATTTATTATGCCAATAAATATACCAGGACCAGTTATTGGGAGTTCAATCACAATCAACTATCAAGAGACAGCAACCAATTCGATAACCGATTTGACGGGGACTAAATGGTTCTTTAATAGCGAAATTGACCTTACTGGTTCGGTGGATTATAAAATTTCTTTTAATTGCGATGGGGTTAACTATATTCTTTTAGGACTTGGTCTTCTTGATGAACTTTCTTATTGGGATAGTTCTGAGCAACAAAATATTGTTTATCAAGGGAAGCAAGCCTGGCTCTCCGAAGCCTTTCGAACTATTGAAATTACAGGTGGAACTGATGCTACAAACGCAACTTTAATTTCCTGGCTTCAGGCAAACGCAACGCAAGTTGTTGAACCGGCAATAACCGATTTGACGGGAACTAAGTGGCTCATTAAAAAACCTAGTGAATTTATCGGTGTTGGTTTTGAAGAAGGGTATGTTAAAATAACTTCGGTTGATTTAGTATATAAAATGTATGCTAGTACTTATGAATCGGCTGTACAAAATGAATTTAGGATTCGACAACAATTTGATAGTTCCACAGGCTCATTTGCTGGCTGTTTATTTGCTACAGCCACGCCTATTGTTTATCCAAGGTTTGTTATATTTTGTAGTCCTTCTAATAATAGTAGTTATGTCCAGTTTCAAGCGGCTTCCGATGACACTTTAAACCTTGGTGATATTGAAACAACAATCGAAATCACAGGCGGAACTGATGTAACCAATTCCGACCTCATCTCTTGGCTTCAAGCCAATGCCACGCAAATCGAGGAAGAAGAACCCGAACCTGAACCCGAACCTACGCCATCGAACCCGAATCTTAACGACATTTTCACCGACGTCGCCAATGCGATTAGGGCCAAGACGGGCAAGAGCGACCCGCTGTATCCCGTGAACTTCGCCAATGAAATCGCCGCCATCGAGACCGGTGGCGGAGGCGTGGAACTGAATATACATTATTCGTCAACGACCGCGCCTAGCGACACATCCAAATTGTGGGTCAAGACGGACACCGAACCAGAAAAGGTTTCGGTGAGCAAGGACTTGGCTTTGGGGGCGGAGACGATTTCCACATTGGATGCAACATTGCCTACCGCAATTAGTGTTATGGTGAGTGGTGTCGTTGGGACGAAGATTTATATATTTGGTGGATTTGCTAGTGGTTCTTCAAGTGGTTATTCAAACAAAATCTATCGCTTCGACACAACCACTGAAACAATCACAACACTATCTACAACCCTTCCAGATGCACTCAATCGAACGACGAGTGGTGTTGTTGGAACAAAGATTTACATATTCGGTGGTTTAACTACACACAGCACGAATTCAGACAAAATCTATTGTTTTGACACCGAAACCGAAACGATTTCAATACTATCCACTAGGTTGCCAACAATACTCCATAATATGACGAGCGGTGTTGTGGGAACGAAAATCTACTTATTCGGTGGAAAGGCTGACGAGTCTAGCGGTTCAGTAAATTCAAACAAAATCTATCGCTTCGACACAACCACTGAAACAATCACAACACTATCTACAACCCTTCCAGATGTAATTTATCGTATGGCGAGTGGTGTTGTTGGAACAAAGATTTACATATTCGGTGGTGCAACCGACGTTTCTGGTGGTTCAAATTATTCAAACAAAATCTATCGCTTCGACACAACCACTGAAACAATCACAACTTTATCAACTCAACTTCCAAAATATATGCTAGATATGGTGAGTTGTGTTGTTGGAACAAAAATCTACTTATTTGGTGGGTTTGTTGGGAATGTTGCTTTAAACACAATATACTGCTTCGACACTGTCACGGAAACAATAACTACATTATCCACAACCTTACCAACTGTAATTTATCGTATGGCGAGTGGTGTTGTTGGAACAAAGATTTACATATTCGGTGGGCAAACTGACCCTGACACATATTCAAGTATAATTTACCGTTTCACCGTCTCATTTGCCCTACCCGAAAACAACCTATTGCTTCTCGATACGGGGTCAACCTCATTCAACCTCGTAAACAGCAACGCACTTGTAATCGAAGCGAAGCCGAAGCAAGTCTACATCGGAGATTCAAACGATAGTGGAGAATACGTTGAAAGTGCGTTATATGCCAACGGCGCATGGCAGCCGATTGGCTAATCATTAAGGGAAACATCAAACATAAACGCTAAAATCTAATAAGAGGAGAAAACGATTTATGGGAAAATACACAAGCAAATACACAGGTCAGGAAATCGACGACAGATTGGATGCCGTGTCGGGAAAGCAGGATGCCCTCGTCAGCGGGACGAACATCAAAACCGTCAACGGCAATAGCCTACTTGGAAGCGGGAACATCGCAATCGAGGTCGATTCGATTACGAACGCTGAGATAGAAGCCTTATTCGTCGAGGTCACGTTAATTTCGTTCACTATTGACGGAACTACCTATCAAGCGGAAGAAGGAATGACTTGGACTGAATGGGTCAATAGCACGTATAACACAGATGGTGATTATGTAGTGGAGGGCGATTCTGTTAAATCCTCAGACTTGCACTATTCGGTTATCGATGTTGCTCCTTCTGACGTCATCGTTGCTGATACCACATATAGACGCGTCGCCTATGGTGGCGGTTCCAACTAACCCAAAAGGAGGACTTAGAAAATGTCAAAATACCTAGATTTAACCGGACTTACAACGTTTAAGTCCAAACTCGACACCACGTATGCGAAGAAAGCCGACGTATACGACAAAACCGCCGCAGACGGGCTTCTTTCGGCGAAGGCGAATTCCTCCGACGTCTACACCAAGGCGCAGGTGGATTCGGCAATCGCCGGCGCGGGGGGTATCCCCACAATCACAATCGCGGTGTCGCAGGTGATTTCGCAAAGCCCTCTCCAAATTCAGTTAACCAATGAACAATACACGACAATGAATGGACACTCGGTTTTATTAGACGCGTCCGCTTTGAATATGCCTGTTGTGGTTGCGGATTATAACGGAACGTATAATAACAATGGAACGAATATTATGCACTTTGTGTTCCTCTATGCTGGCACGGCAACTAGCGAAGAAGAGACTGATTTTAATAGTATTGCCATAGACGTTTCGACGAAAATCGCAACAGTAAAGTTCGCTGACACTCGTATTGCCAGTGCCTATAGGTCATATACATCAGAAACAGTAGACTATTCAGTGGACGTTCCAACCTCCAACAACCCCGATTGGGCTAGTAACATCAAAATAGTCGTCCTATCCTCCGAACCTGCAACGCGTTATGACGGCTATCTCTACATCATCACGGGGAGTAACTCATAATGGCTGTGACCGATTTGACGGGTACTAAGTGGCGATTTAATGATACGTGCACGTCCGCTGGTGCAACCAAAGGTTTTAATATTACTTATACTTCTTCTTATGATAATGTTGAAAGAACTATTTTAAGGTCACCTTATTCTTTTAGGGGGGCGGTTGTTCAAACGATTTTATTGGAGCACGGGTTAAGTGGTTTTTATTGTGCTTCTACTGATGGCTTATATAGTCAAGTTTCTGATGGGGAAGGTTGGTATTATTCTGTCTATGACCCGGAAACGTCTGGTTATACTTACATAAAAGGTTCTACCCCACCTACTATTTCTATTACTGGGGGGCAAGATGTTACTAATAGTGATTTAATTTCTTGGCTTCAAGCCAATGCCACGCAAATCCAAGAGCAATCCAACACCTTCTCCATCGGCAACCTCCCTATCGCCAATATGTTCTTCGGCACGCGACAGGTGAATAAAATATATCTCGGAAATTCGCTCATATGGGAAAGCGCGACCGAACCAATCCCTGAAAACGCATTGCTCGTTCGAGACGGAGCGTTGCTTACCAGCGATGGCGGTTATCTGGTAACCACGGTTACACTAATTTCGTTCACAATTGAAGGGGATACATATCAAGCGGAGGCTGGTATGGATTGGTTTACTTGGGTTTATACAGCATATGATAAAGGCAGATTTAAAACTGTTAGTAGTAGACGTATTGTAACCTCGGACGCTGCATATGCTGTTGCGCTTGGTTCAAATCGTGTTAATTCTGATGACATTATTCTGGCTAACACTGCATATAGTTATTTATCAAACGATTAACCTACATTGAATGACAAACATAAAAGGAGAAAATAATTTATGGCAAACACAACATTGACTCAAACTGGGGCACAAGTCCAAAGCATCCTAAACAAAGCGGACAAATTGCCCGCAACCGTCGGAACGAACGGACAGGTTCTCACAAGTGACGGAACCAATTTATCGTGGCAAACCCCGCAAGGCGGTGGCGGTGGCGGTGTTACCTCAATAAACGGAGTAACAGGAAATGTTGTAATTGATGACTTGAATTATTCAAGTTATGAATATCATTTTAGAATTTTACCAAATATTCCCTATAAATTTGATATTTCTAATGGTGGATTTGGTGGACCGATTTATTATTTAGGCTATAAGGAATCAACTAGTGGAGGAAATGTTGATGATATTTTATTTGGATATCATTATTTATCATATCTACCGGCTAAGGAGCAATATAGATATGCAATATTTATTGTTCTAACAAGTATTGGTGGTGGTGTAGCCTCTATCACAGGAACATTACGAAGTTTTGATGGCACACTAATAACAACTTCAAATATATCGTCGTATCTCTATCATCCATTGTTGCTATATAGTGATGTAAGAATTACATATGATGATTAAAGAGGTGCAACCAATGAAAGACGAATTGATTATAGGCGGTGCAGGCACGGCTATGGCCGTGCTAGGCACGGCAACGCCTACTACTCCCGTGGTATCGCCCCATTCTTTAGTTTTTAACACAATGGAGGATTAAACCATGAAACACGAACCTATCAACTACAACAATCATTTAGGCATAAGCAAACGTGAATTAATTCCATGGAGGCCGAACTTTCCCTGCTAAATTAAATGATAGGCACAAAGGCAAGGAGAATTAACTAAATATGTCAGATTACGTATACAGTGAATTAAATAGGAATTTAGTTAACGTGGACTACGAGGGAGTCAAGACGGATTCCGCAAAGGTCACCGTAGACAACGGTAAGAGAACCATTGCCGTCGATTTCACCAGGCTTCCCAAATCCTTGTTCATCGAGGACGGTTCGGCCATTAGGGAATACAATGGTTTCGAAGAGTTGAGAATCAACATCAACGATTATTTCATCAGGGAAATTGAAACGACCGAATTCGCCAAGAAATACGCACTTTTCATCGGCGACAGCGAAGTCGTCCAAGGTTCATCAATCGAGATTCCATTCAGCGACTCATTGAAGGGCGTCGCTATGAATATGTGCGAAACCGCCGGCATTCCTTTATCGGGATTGGCGGTCGGAGACTTCTACTTGGAATTCACGTTGGACAGCGGTAAACTGTTCTGTGCGTTGGGCGGACTGCAATCGTTCGCCAATAACAAAGTCGAGGCGGAGAAGACAAGGGCCATGGCAGCCGAATCCGAGTTGTCTGGTGACTTGGCAGACGAATCCGCAAGGGCATCTTTGGCCGAAGAGGCATTATCCAACAGATTAATCGCGGAGGAATCCGCAAGGGAATCCGGAGACAGGGAACTTTCCGGATACATCTCGGACGAGACGGCGGCAAGACAGGCCGCGGACTCGGCTTTGTCAGACAGGGTCACCGCACTTGAGAACGGCGGTGCGGCAATCACCGTAGAAATCGAAACCAAGGTCGGAGAGGAAAGGGCCAGGGCAGAAGAGGCAGAGGGAATAATCAGCGACAACTTGGCTGCCGAAGAGTCGGCAAGGGCATCTGCGGACGCATCATTGAGCACGAGAATCACTGACGAGCAGAACACTAGAATCGCAAACGACAACGCCTTGCAATTGAACATCACGTCCGAGGCATCATCAAGGTTGGCCGGAGACTCTGCACTCGGAACCAGAATCGACACCGAAACGAACGCGAGGGTCGCCGGGGACGCAGCGTCAATCGCCGCCGTCGAGGACGAAGAGGACAGGGCTCAGGCAGCCGAGACGGCACTCGCCAATTCAATCATGGATGAGAGGGATTTGAGAAATGCCGGAGACACCACTCTTGCTACTAATCTAACCGGAGAAATCAATAGGGCACAGGGAAAAGAGGCTGACCTATTGGCAGGAATCAACCACGAAGCATCGGTGAGGGACGCCGCAGACTCTGCATTACAACATAACATAGACCTTGAGGAGACGGCAAGAATCGCCTGTGACCAAGCAGTAGAGGCACTGGTGCACGCAGAAGAGACAGCAAGAACCCAAGCCGTTGGTGCCGAAGCGACTTTAAGGGCCAACGCCGACACCACCTTGGGTGCAAGGATAGATACAGAAATCACGGACAGGGCCGCAGCGGTCTTGGCAGAAAAGACGGCGAGACAGGCAGCCGACACGGAACTTGAAGGAAGAGTTAACACGAAAGTTAACGGAGCGGTCGATAACCTAACGGTCGCAATCCAAAGCGAAGCGTCGACCCGTTTGGCAAGGGACACCGAATTGTCAGGCTCAATCTCTGGGGAGGCAGTCAGGGCAGCGGCAGCCGAGGAGCATCTACAATCGTTGATTAACGAATTGAATACCATTTTGAACGAAACCGTTTTGTATGGTTTGGAGAAAAAGGTAGACAAGAAACAGCATTCCGAGGAACATGACCTCCTGTATGCCATTTCGAAGGATGACGTTGAGACGACCAAGATTGCGACGACTACACCTATGGACGGTGCTGTCGCAGAATACCATACCACATCCGACAACGAAGTCGTGTTGAAGTCGGGTACGCCTAAGGAAAACAACGACGTCGCAAACAAATCATATGCGGACGCAATCTCGACGGCACTTGAAACCTACAAGACCACCGTCCAGAACACATACGCACCAAAATCGGTGCTTGAGGTCGACAGCGGAAAGTTGGATTCAATCGCGATGAGCAGAATCACGAAATACAAATTCATCATCTGCCACGGTTATAAGTTCGGTGTATCCGAGCCTAACCAGGCTGAATTCGTGTTGATGCCTCAGTTAATCGCAGCAGGAACTGCCGACGTGTCGGTATATTGCTCAGCCCTTGGTTCCGATAGCGATGCCGGATGGCCATTCAAAATCAGGTTCTCATGCAGCGCAGACGGACAAACCCTATCGTGGTACACATATCCCACATATGGTGACTCATCGGAGAAGGGCAAATTCTACATCACGCAGATTTTAGGAGTTTATTAATATGGTAAAGGTTAACATTTTTACGGACGAGAACAACGTAATCCACGGATGGATTGCGTCACCATTGGACGAGTCATTGCCAATCGTGGAGGTTGATGACCCAGAAACGATTCATGTCGGTTTCGATAAGTTTATTGACGGCGAAATCGTTGTTGACGACGAGGCTTACAATAAAGCATTGGACCACGCACATAAGTTCGGAATCATCTTAGGACTCAAGAAAAAGTTGGCTGATACCGATTACATAATCGTCAAGCATCTTGAGGGTTTGGTTTCGGAAGAGGAATTCGAAAAGGCAAAGGCAGACCGTCAGTCCTGGAGAGAGGAAATCAATAGGTTAGAGGCGGAATTGAACGCCTAAATCCCGGAAATACAATCTATCGTGTCACAGCGGTAGATTTTTTCTGTTGCTAAATTAAATGATAAGGATAGCATTGCGATGGCTGATATACTGGAAAGAAAAGCGAAAGACGGATACGCACCCGGAAAAACGGGCGTGGCATACAAGGTCTTCAGGGTCAAGAACGGAAAACTCTATCCTCCCATGGTAGCGAATCCTGGCGGGGAGGATACTCCCATCGGGGTATGGCTTGACGCCGAGGAAGGGGAGTTGGCCGGATTGTCGAAGACCGGAAGGCAACAGGTCAAATCGACCGGCAGCGGAACGCTTTCCTATCGCCCCGGTTGGCACTTGGGCGATGTCCCGAGGGCACCTCAGTTCGATAGAAAGAACAAGGAAACGGGGGAACCTGAATTCCCAGCCGATTTCGTTTGGGCCGAGTGCGAATACGCAATGGACGTCGACTATCAACCGGAGTCCGACGAACAGGGGTTCATGAGGACCAAGATGGATGACGACGGAAACGTCAGGACATACAGAAGCGACAGGTATCAGCATTCGCTCGCAGGCTTGACGAAGATACCCAGCCACGGTTATTATAGATACAGGACGAATCCTAGACCTGATACCGTCCCCTGGATTATCACCGGACAGATGAAGGTCAACAGGTTGTTGGACGACGAGGAGGTTGCCGACATCCTAATAGACCACCACATCATGCCAATTAACAGGCAAGGCGGAAACAAGACCTTGGCGGAACTCGGAATCAGGGAACCGGCAAGGGTCACGGAATCGTTGCTCCTTGAGAAAACCAGGCAGGATTTGATTAACAAATCAAAAGGCGGGGCCGAATACCGTGGCGATAAATCGAAAGGCAAAAACAGATGGGAGAGAAGGCTTCACTCACGTGTAGCCACCTCTGTCAGGGACTACAACAGAATCGACATGAACGCGTTCTGGAAGGGCGATATACTCGACTTCGACATCAACGTCCACGGCGAGACCGACGACTATGTCGTCAGGGTCACTTTCGAGAACATCCTGAAGAACATACAGGACGAAGTCAAGAGGAACAACATGAAGTTCGAGTTCAGCACCGTAATCAAATCGTTGATGAAGTCGTTGAACACCGGAGACGTGTACGTGTCCTGCACCTGCCCGGACTGGAAATACAGGATGGACTGGTGGGCAAAGCAGGGCCGCTACGACAGCGCGGTCGGCGGTGCCACATACGCACCTAAGCCGGAGGGACAAGGCGGTGCGATAGGGGCCAACAACCTGGATGACAAAGGTGCCGGATGCAAGCACGTCAACCTGGTCTTGGGCAATTTGAGTTGGTGCATGAAGATTGCGTCGGTCATCAACAACTACGTCAAGTATTGCAAGGATTACATGCAAAGGAATTACGCCGATTACATCTTCCCGCAAATCTACGGGATGCCTTACGACAAGGCGGTTCAGTTGTCGTTGTTCGACCAGGAGGACGGCAGCGGCGAGGGAATGTTCTTAGATGATAAGGAAACGATGAAGGCAGCGACTAACAGGGGCTTCATCGGAAAGGATGAAAGGGGCAAGTTCAGAAAGGGAAACGAATACAGGTTCCAAAAGAAACCGGGTGTCCAGGAAGAGGAACCGGAAGGACAGGGACATCTGTTCACATACGACAACAAAAGGAAAACGTTCAGGGGTCCGGAAGAGGACGAGGATGAAGGAGGAGAGGAATAATGTCAGGCATTTCATCTAATCAATTGATAACAATCAACAGGGGAGACACCTTCGAATTCAACTTCTTTATCAATTGCGGGACCAAGATGGTTCCGATGAGGTATCCGTTAAACGACGACGATACGGTCTACGTCGGCGTCATGGAGGCGAATCAGCCATTCGAGAACGCAATCATCAGGAAAGCGTATAAGAGGGATGATTTGAACCAATACGGCGACATCAGAATCCGGTTCAATCCCGAGGACACGGAGAACCTTCTGACCGGAACATACTATTATTCAATCAAGTTGGAGAGGAAGTACGCTGACGGCTCCAGTCAAGTAGTTACCTTGGTGCCTAAGCGCAAATTCTTCATAGTCGAATAATATGTTTTCGCGACGGTTTTCGCGATGCTAAATTAAATGAGATAGGGAGGGGCGGATTATGCCGGTATGGTTACAAATCCTATTAGCCTTGGGCGGCAGTTCGCTCATCGGCTTGGTAGTGGCGGATATATACAAGTCAATAAAGCACAGAAGCAAGAAACACATAGAGCAAATCAAGAAAGACAGACAGGAGGAATTCAGGGAAGTCATACGAGACGAACTGGAACCAGTGAAGGAAGAGGTCGGATGCATAAAGAACGACTTGGGACTCGTGAAGAACGGGTTGCAGAAAGACCTGTACGTCGACTTGGTTCGCCTATATAACGAATACAAGGAACGGGGATATTGCACCGTAGGTGATAAAAGGGATTACGATTCAATCTACTGGTCGTATCATAACCTGGGTAAAAACGGCGTCGCCGACAGCATGCACGACACGGTGATGCAGATGGATGAGACGCCAAAACCTAAACCAAGACCTAGACAAAGGTTAAACGAAACCAAGAAGTAAGGTAAAGGAGAACGAATATGGATTGGATTACTACAGCGAACGGACTTATCGCATTAATCACCGGCTTATGCGGATTAATCGGAACCGGCATCGGTGCGTTCTTCGCAATCAAGAACCTCATCAAGGCCATGAAGGAGAAATCGGCGTCCGAAATCTGGGCGATGATTATGGCGATGGCTGATGCGGCAATCAAGGAAGCGGAGAAATCCGGAAAGGCCGGCAAGGAAAAGAAGGAGATGGTCATCGCATCGGTCAAGGCCAGTTGCAAGGCGGCCGGGGTTGACTTGGACGCGTTCATCGACCAGTTGAGCGATTACATCGACAGCACCGTCAAGTTCGTCAACGACATGACAAAGTAAGGAGATATCTGACATGAATTATTTCAGAATGTTAAACGAGGCATTTGAAAGGGACGAACTTGAGGAATCGAGGCAGATGGACAACAACTTCATCAGTGCTTTCGGTGAAGACATGTTGGCCAGATTCAAGGCCCAGAAGAACAGGATGAGGGCACCAGAGAACGACATGGGTTACTGGATTGGCAAGAAGAACAACGAAGGCGATGCTGCAGTCGCCGAGTTGGAGACGTTCCTATCCAACCTCGAAAACAAACCCACGAATTCGCAGAGGAGACGCACGGCCGAAGAGGGTGCCGAACTCGTCTACGAGGGAGAATACGGCGGAGACCAATGGAAGGTCTACCACATCACCACCTACGAAGCGGCCGTCAAATACGGCGCACAGACCAGATGGTGCATCACTGGCAGATACCCAGGTTACGAAAACAGGGGACAGGAGTTCTTCGACAAATACCTGGAGGGCGGCGACTACGCACAATACAAGGGATATTATATCGCAATCAAGAACGGCGACGAGAAATACTGCATCTGCCCACACATCTCCGGAAGCGGATGCGATGTCTGGAACGCCCCTGACCACAACATCGGATACCTTCCGGACGGACCCGCTGACCTGGCGACAGCCGTTCCTGAATTGGCCGGACTCAGAATCGAGAAACGCGAAGACGACTACGACGACGAATACGAAGACGACGAGGACGCACCGGTACCCGTAGACGAACCCGAAGAGCCCGCACAGCCGGAAATGGAAATGGTCCAAGTAGAACCGAGACAGGTCGAGGCGGACTCCTTGGAAGACGCATTGGCTCAATTCAACATGACCCTTGAAAGCGAGTTGGATGACGGATTCGCAATCGCCAAGTTGGAAAACGGCAGATTCACGTTGTTCCTATTCAGAAACGGCGAGGCAAGCCCGTTGTACGCACAACGCGGACCTCACGAATTCGTGCAAGTCGAGTTCTATGATGCGGACAGATTGAGGGATTGGGTCAGGACCAATATGCCAAACATCCAAGTCAGGGACAACAACCATCCAGATAACGACGAGGGTGGCATCGACACGGACGAAGACGAAGGAGTCAACGAACAACTTCTCTTGACCACGATGCTCTGATAAAGCGAAAACCACAAGCCTTCCACATCGTTGGGAGGCTTTTATTGTGCTAAATTAAATGATTGAGGAATAAACTATGACGTGGCAGGAATTGAAAAACAAATACCCGGATATCAACGATTCCGATTTGGGCTTGGCGATATACGCCGACCCAACTTCGAACAACGACGACATGACCACAGGCGATTTTTGCGAGTGGCTCGTAAGCCTCATCAAGGACGACAGCCTGACTTACGACAATTACAAGGCGGTGAAAACAGGACTGCAGATGTATCTGAAGGATAAGAGGGGATTCAGGTCAATCGATTCATACCGTTCCGCCGACGATTTCATCAAGGACATACAGGAAATAAAATCGAGCAGGATTCTGGAAGAGTGCGATTTGGTCTATGAAAACGACGACACTTTGCTGTTGAGGCCAAAGACACTCGATGCCTATAGGCTGCTTGAGGAACCTACCAGATGGGATTTTTCCGACGGGGATTATCAGAAATGCGTCGATGACGGAGCATTCGTATTGGTCGACAAGAACAGCCCGGAATACAGATTCCTACTTGACTTCAAGAGGAAGTACTGCATAGACAACAGGGGATACTCCATCAACTGGTGGTCACTCCACAGGGATTTCAAAGACGTATTTAACTACTTGGTTGAAAACGAGAATATATTGGATATGCTGGATGCCAACGATGTGGCCGGGATGATTGAAACCGAAAGCGATTTGACGGACAATCCAAAACTAAAGGAAAAACTCATCCAGGAGATAGATAAGATATTGGGCGAGAACGACCATCTTCAAGTCGAGGTCACGGCACGCGATTTGGCGGATAAGGGTCACACAGATTTATCCGAGGAGTTCCTCGAAGACGCAATCGTCGGGGATTTGTGGAATTATTTCGGCGGGTATGATGCGGCGGACCTAAATCAAATGCAGTACCACGTCACTGACGAGATGGTTGAGAGATTGGGAATCTCAGCCGAGGATTTCTGCAATATCCTAACTGACAAAGAAGGGTACGAGGGAAGAATCGAGGACGACATCAAGGACGAATTAATCAGCGTTTACACGGAAGCGTATAACAGAGGCGTGGAGTCAGGTTCATGCAACCAGGCGGAAGAGGCTTTCAAAGAGGCGTTCAGGGACGCCTTGCCTACCGGAGTAGAATTGACGAACGGGTTCGACGGGAGCAGAAAGATATCGGTTTCCGTGGATAGGAACTACCTGACGGATGACACGAACCTATTAAATTTCGTCGAACAGTTCGGATATTACTCAGCCGATTTGCAAGCGAACATAGAGACGCAGGTCATAGAGGACATCTGCGAGGAATTCGAATTCAGGGAGCCTTACTATGGGTGGAACGAATTCGACCAGGAGTGGTTCGAGGAATCGTTCGCCGAATTGTTGGATGAGTTGATTGATAGGGTCGGCCCAATCGACGTCGCCGAATACGTCGAATTCGATTTGGATGACGGAACGGATGACGTCGGCGAATCATTGACACCGGAGAAATTGAATGATTATATCGCGAAACTAAAGGAAAACAAAGTGCCTTTCAAGAGGATAATGGTCGAGGCGGCAAAGAAAATCAAGGCGTGCCATGACCAAAGGATTCTCAATGAAGACTGGTACACAGACTACGATTACAGCGATATCGAGAATATGTGGGCAATCTTGGCAAAGGATTCGCTTGACTATTATTTCGACAAAGCGAATTACACCGAAGAGGAATGGTCCAATCCGTTTGCCAACGGCGACACGGCATTGGAGTGCACGTTCATCTACTGCAACCTATCTGATGACGAGAAGAGTGTTTTGGCCCGGCAAATCGGCAGCGATTTGTATAATAACGATTGGCTAAGCGAGAAGATAAACGACCTCGTCTGGGAACTGGCCTCAGATGAGTTGAAGGACAGGAAGGACGACATAATCGGAAGTTCCGCGGAATTGGAACTCGATGATGGAACAGATGAGAGCGACGGAACAAACGAAGCGAAGGTCACGAGGAGATTGGGAGGACCAATCACCGAGGACTATGACCCGGAGTTCGTCAAGGAAGTATTGGATAAATACGGATACGATTATCCTTCCGGTTTATGCTACGTCGATTCGTTTGAGGACGTTCAGGCCGCGATTCCGCAGTGGAAGGCAGCCATAGAGGAACAAATCTACAGCGGGTATATGGAGCAGGGTGTAGCACTCGTCGTATCCGACATGCATACCGGACAGCAGGTTTACTTCGCCGTGTTCGAGAACAACGAGTGGCAAGAGGACATAAACGCGTTCGAAGGATTTGGGGAGATAGATTTGGATGATGGTGAAGAAGACGCACGCGGAGATGATGGAGGAATTCCGTTGGAAGAGGAAGATGGAGCGATTGTCGATGGAGTTGAAGATGAAAACAATCTCTCTGACATCGAATTTAGAGCGGGAGGAGATTCATCCGAAGAAATCATCAACAAATACATCGTCCACGAAGACAGGAGGGAAATCCTAGACAAAAAGGATTTGCTTGAGGAGGATGCATGGTTCTTTAGCCTCGAGACGAGCAGCGGAGATTGGATTGACGGAAACATCGACCCCGCCGAGTTCGCCGGGTTCTTCACGTTCGAGCAGGCACTTGAAATCTTCTTGGATTATGACCTGGCGGAAGGCGAAACGTTCGTCCTGGCGTTCGCACCGAGCGAGGAAGACACGGAGAAGTACGGTTACGAAGACTTCATTTCCGTATTAAGCAGAAAAGCATAAAGGCCGGGTTAATCCCGGTCTTTTTTAAAAATTTTAAAAAACGATTGCTAAATTAAGTGATATATGAATGGATGGAGGAAATTCCTTGGACATTACAAAATTGAACACAGAGGCCTTGGACGCCTTGTCTCCCGCTGAGAGGGAAGTCGCCCTTAAGATATTGAAGGAGATGTCGGAGTCCGGCAAATCCAAGTTATACGAGGATTTGCTTTACGCCGACTACGCTGAGATTCCAGTTGACGTGGAGACTTTTTTGCGCGACCCCAAATACCTTGGAAACGGCCTCGTGAACGACGAAGGTAAGTTCACGGTATTCCCGTATTGGGTTGAGAAACTCCATGAGATTTTCCCGAATAACGTCGACACTGCGTACAACACCGTGGTATTGTCAGGTGCCATCGGTCTCGGTAAATCCTTCTTCGCCGTCATCTGTTTGCTTTACATGCTTTACAGATTGCTTTGCCTGAAGGACCCATACAAACATTTCGGGTTGCAGCCAATCGACCACATCACGGTATCCTTGATTAACATCACGTTGGATGCCGCCAAAGGCGTCGCCTGGAGCAAGATTCAGGAGTTGCTTCAATCAAGCCCCTGGTTCATGGCCCACGGAACGGTCAACAAGGCACAGGAGCCCGTATGGCAACCTAACAAAGGCGTGGAGTTGATTTACGGCTCACAGCCAAGGCACGTCATCGGTCGTGCCATATTCGCGTCGTTCGAGGACGAAATCTCGTTCATCCAGAACCAAGACGTCGAAAAGCAGAAGGCCAAGGCAAAGCAGTTAATCAGTTCCATCGACGCCCGTATGCAATCCCGTTTCATGAAGGGCGAGAAACTTCCTACATTACACATTTTGGCATCGTCCAAGAGAACCGACCAATCGTTCCTCGAAACGTATATCGACATGAAGAGGAAGAACGAATCCAAGACGACACTCATCGTCGATGAGCCCCAATGGGTCATCCGTACCGATAAGGACAGCCCGAGGAAATTCGCGGTCGCCGTCGGCAACAAATTCCTTGACAGCGAGGTCTTGCCACTCGGGATAACCGAGAAGGAGATGCAGATATACAGGGACAGGGGATACACAATCCTAATGGTCCCGATGGGATATTATGAGAACTTCACAGATGACCTTGATATCGCCTTGACGGATATCGCAGGCATCTCGACGTCTAACAGCATGAGTTACATCAGCGGCGTCCGTTGGGCGAGGTGTCGCAAGGAAGGACACAAGAACCCATTCACCAAGGAAATACTGGTCGTCGGAGACGGAACCGATGACAACACACAGTACAAGGATTTCTTCGACATGGGATTGATAGACCAAAACATGGTCTCGATGCCGTTGTACATCCACCTCGACATGTCCATGTCCGGCGACAAAACAGGTATCGCAGGCGTGTGGATTAAAGGTAAGAAACCACACGTCGACGGCGTGCCGGACTCAAAGGAACTGTATTATCAGTTGGCGTTCTCGGTGTCAATCAAGGCACCGAAGGGACACCAGGTGTCATTCGAGAAGAACAGACAGTTCATATATTGGCTTAGGGAACAGGGATTCAACATCAAGGGAATCAGTTACGATACTTTCCAATCCGCTGACTTGGCTCAACAACTATCCGCCCAGGGATTCGATTGCAAGGTAATCTCGGTCGATAGGCTTGAGAACAGACAGTGCAAACCGTACATAACGTTCAAGAACGCAATCTACGAAGAGCGTATCGAAACATACGAAACGAAACTGCTCACCGACGAAATCATCGGATTGGTAAGGGACGGAAACGGCAAGATAGACCACAGCCCGGCTGGCATAAACTCAAAAGACCAAGCCGACGCCGTGTGCGGTGCGTTATACAACGCGTCGTTATACGCGGAGGAATTCGCATTCGACCACGGTGAAACGATAGACGTGGTCAAGCAGGTTAACTCCGAGAAAGGCGTTTCCGTAAATCAAATGGTTGTCGATTTCGAGGAGGAGATGAAGAGGGCACTCGACCCCTTGGCTGGAATAGGAAGAAATGACAATCCGCAACCAGCCGGCAACAACCCGCAGCCGGCGCAACCGCAGCACCAAAGTGCAATCCCACCGGCAAAGCCTGTGTCGCAACCTTACCTTGGCCAGGGGATAATAGTTTGGTAATAGGTTGCTAAATTAAATGATTGACATTGCGGAAGGAGAATAAGATGGCAGAGGAAAAGAAAACTACCGAAAACCCATTAGTCGGAACCAAAGTCACAGCGGTTCCGAAAGAGCCTGCCGAGATTGGCATCGACACGGATGAGACGTTGTTGAGCAATATCGTCAGTGCTGCAATCAATTCCAACATAGACATCTCTAAGTTGGAGGGCTTTTCTACCGTCTCACAAAACAGGGAATACATCTACAGATTGATTGACACCATGTCGGAGGACCCGATTTTGGCATCGTATTTGAAGACGGTCGCCGAAGACGCGGTCGAAACGAACGACGCCGGACAAATCATCTGGGCCGAATCGGACGACGCCAACTGCGGCAAATACGTTTCGTATCTGTTGGACAGCATGAACGTCGACAAAAACGCATACAGATGGATGCACTCATTGATTAAATACGGTGATTTGTACCTAAGGCTTTACAGACAATCCGACTACGAAAAGGAAGACGAATTGTTCGACAAGGAGAAAATAGACGAAAGGGAAAAACTTAACGAAGGTTTTAACCTGGATTCAATCGACGAGGGTTTGGACCCAGTCAAGGATGCCGAGAAAGTCGAATCGTTGAAGGAGAACGTCAACGTCGTTTTACATGAGCAGGGAGACCATTACGTCAATTACGTCGAGATGGTGCCAAACCCCGGCGAGATGTTCGAGTTGACCAAGTTCGGCAAGACGATGGGATTCGTCAAAGCCCCAATCAACATCCAATACTCAAAGCAATCTGACATGATGTACAATTCCCTTTTGCAATACAAATTGAAGAAAAGGGACATAGAGGTTTACGGCGCCACCGATTTCGTCCATGCCTGTTTGGAAGACAATTCGAGCAGGGTTCCGGAGGAAGTCGACATCTTCACCAATGACGACGACTACAAGAACAACACCGGAGCAAGGACATACAAAGTAAAAAGAGGCCAATCCGAGTTGGCCACCGTCTTCAAGATTTGGAGGCAATTGACGTTGCTTGAGGATTCCGCGTTGTTGAACAGAATCACAAAGTCATCAATCCTTAGAATCGTCAACGTCGAAGTCGGAAACATGCCGAAAGAGCAAATCGGCGCACACCTGCAGTCAATCAAGCAATTGATGGAGCAGAAGATTTCGTTGGACAAAGACCACTCGATGACCGAGTATAACAACCCGGCACCGGTCGAGAACTTCATCTACGCCCCTACACACGGAGGAATCGGAAACATCACGACCACCACGGTAGGCGGTGACTTCGACCCAAAGCAATTCACCGATATCGACCACTTCCAAGACAAGTTGTTCGGTGCCTTGGGCGTCCCTAAGGCGTTCTTCGGCGTAACCGACGACGGTGCCGGATTCAACGGCGGCACTTCGCTGTCAATCCAATCCTCTCGTTACGGCAAATCAGTCAAGAGGGTCCAAAACACGATGTGCCAGATGATTACCGATTTGGTCAACCTGATGTTGATGGACAGAAAACTTTTCGGATACGTCAACAAATTCACAATCAGGATGCAGGCACCTGTCACCCAAGAGGAGTTGGACAGACGTGAGAACAAGAAGAACAAAGTCGGCGTCATCAACGACATCATGGTTCAATTGGCGGATATCCAAGACCCAATCATCAAGTTGAAGATTCTGAAGTCGTTGTTGGCTGAGTCAATCGCTGATACAGAGGTCGTCTCATTGTTGCAGGACTACATTGACTCTCTTGAGAACGAAGTCGAGGAGGGCAAGGAACCTGAAACGTCCGGGGAAGGACCGACCGAGTTGAGCACTGAGACTCCTCCAGAGGAACCAGGAAGTGAATTACCGCCTCCACCTGAGGAAGTACCTCCGACCGAAGAGCAGCCCAGCACCGAAGGCGAGGAATCATACTTACCTTCGTTTGATGAGTTAGGCGTGCCAGATGGGACGGACAATTCACAATTCTAATCTAAGATATTAAAGAAAGGAACGGAGCAATGCTAAAGAAAAACGATTTAATTATCTTATTGACTCAAATGCAGGAGGAAGGCAAGGACGTGACCTCGTTGTTGAGGAAAGTCGCAACCTCCCCCGAAATCCCGATGGATGTCGTGAAGGTCATCAACGACTCAAGGCATCTTGACGTGACCGGTTTCTACGAACAACTCAGAAAGAGTTACAACGCGAAAAGGAGTTCGCTCTACATAAACCTCGTCAAGGAGGAGATGAAGGAACCCACCGAAGTGTTGACTACCCTATCCGCGTTGATTCTCCAAATCAACCTTTACGCGAAGCATTTGGATAACCCAACGATGTTCCTGTCCCACAGCAGGGCGGAGGAAATCACGAGGGTGCTCAACAACTACTACACTACGTATGACCTTGAGCCTGCCCTCACGTTGAGAAAACTGATAAGGGCTGATTTAAAGGCATTCGAAAGCATAAGATAACACGCGGAGGGACTGTCATGGAGAAGGTGATAGGAATAATCTCATATCTCCCCGATGACGAATCGATTTCCGCGAAGAGGAAGGAGAAACTGGAAAGGCTCGTGGCCAAGTGCAACGAGTTGTTCAACCTCCCGATAATCATAATCGCTCAAAATTGGAAAGACTATAAACCAGACCTTGTCAACTGCAAGGTCTTTAGTCATATTAATAGGCTGGGCATAGTCGGGGCCAGAAGGGAACTGAGGAGAACGTTCCTTTGTTCCGGCTACGATTATCTTATAATGCTTGACGACGACTGCAACATAGTCGGGTCGAAGTCTGCGGCGGATTCGTACTTGAGGGAAATAGAAAAGCATCCAAGCGGTGCAGGTCTTTTCAAGGGTCCGCAACTTAAACTGTTCGCCATAAGCAAGGACATCATGTCGCAAGTGGACTTCAGGGATGTGAATCCCGAGGATGGCGAAGGGTTCGAAGACACGCTTTTTGTGAGCGACATTTGCGGAAAGTTCGCAAATTCCGTATATAAATTCCCAAGAAACACCGATTTAGGCGAAACGTCTGTCGGAGCGAACGACCCGTTGTCAACCTGGTTCAATGGACAAGACCTGAATGATATGCTCAGGAGAACGGAGGAACTTAAATGAAAACTAAACCCTGCTTTGGAATAGTGAGTTATTTCCCATGGGGACAGCCAGAAAGGAAGGAGAGGCAAGACAGACTGGACAGGCTCGTCGGTCAACTTTCCAGCCTCTGGCCGGACGTCCCAATCATTATTATAGCACAACAGTGGAAATTTTACAACCTAAACGGTAAATGCAAAAACAAGGTTTTCAGATACGACTTCGGAAAACTCGGAATCATGGGGGCTAGGAACAAACTAAGGGAGAAGTTCCTGGAATCAGACTTCGACTATCTCATCATGTTCGACGACGACGCTATACTACAATGTGACACGAAAGACGCCAATGTGGCATATATGAACGAACTCGATAAGCATCCGAACGGATTCTGCTTCATCGACGGAAACGGAAGTAGCAAATACACGAAGTATAACGATTCGCAGTTGAACCTGTGCGCAATCTCAAGATACATCTACGAAAGGGAGCCGTTGCCTAACGTGGACCCGCAGAAGTCTGAGGGCTTCGAGGACAGAATCTGGTCTACACTTTTGCACTTTAAGTATGCGGACATGGAATTCAAGGCACCTAGCACGATAAGGTGCATCCACTTCAAGAACGCCAACGAGACCGCGCCAAGCACATGGTCAAACGAACGGAAGTATGAGTGGAGGAAGATGCGGAGGAACACAACTGAAATCGAGGATTACATCTCCAAATACCACGAGGTTCCGAATCTCGACGTGTTCCTTGAAAGGCACATCGACAAGGACGGAAGGCATTACATCCAACTTCTCGGCAATTGCTCTGACATCGGATACCTTGGGGCGAACAGGCTCAGAGGACCGGTCGACAATGTATTGACGAAGGGGAAGGCGATGGCCGAACTTCTGTTGAACAACAAATATTATGCGGAATTGAATAGGGTTAAGCCGGAGGAATTCAAGAGGAAGCCGAGTTTCGCAGGAGACCAGACTATAGGATACGATTACCCATTCGCCCAGATTATCCACAACGTCCCTACCGAGAAGAAGTATCTCGACGAGATTTACGAAAGGGTCAACACATTCAACACGTTTTATGAATGCCTGAAGGCCAGGGACAATTATTTCTTCGTGGTGTGCCTGAACATGTATGACATAGACAACGTGAGCCACGAGATGTCAAGGGAATATTTTTTGGAAACCGTCGACTATCTCAAGGAGATGGGAGTACTTGATAAGACAATATTCGTTCAGACCAAAACTGTGAACATACAGGGCACCGCCAACTGGTGGTCCGACGAGATGGATAGGATTGCGAAGGAAAGAAAACTCAAATGCCTTACAATCTCCGACAATATCATCAGGGGGCCTGGGGTGGAGATAAGCCATGCCCAATTCCTGAGGAAGGTGAAGGAGGTATTGAACAATGGAGCCAATTGATTTAGTAGTGCCATACGTCGATTCCTCCGACCCGGAATGGCAAAAACTGTTTGAGATATACAGCCCACACCTCAATGAGGAGGGAGTCGATGCACCGAACAGATTCAGGGGTCAGGGAGAGTTTTTCAGATTTTTCTTCAGGTGCGTGGAAAAGAACATGCCCTGGATTGGAAAGATTCACCTTCTCGTCCAAAGCGAATCGCAGGTCCCGGAGTGGATTGACAGAAGCAAGGTACACGTCGTCCTTCACAAGGAATTCATACCTGAAGAGTATTTGCCTACGTTCAACAGCACGGCGATAGAGATGTTCCTCTGGAATATACCTGGCGTGAACAACAGATTCATCTACGCCAACGACGACGTATTCGCAATCGGCGCGTTGACACCGGCGATGTTCTTCAACGGAGTCGACGAGGAATATACGAGATTCTACGGCGTGACCAGGATGGACACGATGTACGGGCATCACCTTGACAACACCTACAGGGAGATATATGGGAAGATTGAGGACAAATCGATAACTGTGCATCACTCCTTCAGACCGTATTTCAAATCCGAGATGGAAAGATGCTATAAGGAACACAAGGAGGCAATCGACGCCTCAATCAGCAAGTTCAGGCAGGTCAATAACCTTAACGTCTATCTCCATGACCATTATCAACGAAAACGCGGGTTAAAGGTCGATAAGGAGACATTTAGGTGCACGACCATCAGTTCCTCCAATCCCAACGTGAATCTCGACGGATTGGCACAGAGGTTCGCGGTGCTGTGCCTTCAGGACACAGGCGGCGAGTTGATATACGAAAACCAAAAACTGTTCGATTGGTTCAAGGCAAGATTCCCGCAAAGAAGCAAATACGAAAGGTCTGACGTTCCAGCCAAACTGTCGGAATTCCAGGAGGAGAGGATTGAGATGCTACTTGAGAAACTCCCGGAGAATATGAAGGAGAAGGCTAGGAAGGCACTCTATAGGAGCATGTCGTTGTACGCACCGTAATGAATGTGAATTTTCGTGCTAAATTAAATGATAAACTAATCAAGGAGAATTTTGCATGCGTAGTAGAATGATATTAGAGGCCTTGGACGACTTGAGGGAAGAGACCTCCGGCGTGGTCAAGACAAGACAGAAAAAGCAATTGAACGAAAAACTCGAGCCTAAGAAAGAGGATAAAAATCCGTGGGGCAAGAAGGTTTGTATCAAGACTACAAACTCATGCGTCGACATGAGCGATTTGGAAATGTACTTCGACGCCAACGGAATCGAATACGAAGTTGGTGACAACGGGCTTTTGGTCGACGAGAAAGACGCAAGCACAGCCGAGGGAATCCTCGCCGATGCGGAAAGCGAATGCAGGGATGACGAATCGTTGAAGGAAGAGGTCCTCGACGAGAAAATCACCAACATCAAAGACTACTACAACAGCAACAAGAACAAATCGATGTTCCAGGAATTGGGAGTCTCGGAAAGGGATTTCATGAAATTGGCCAACATCGACCCCACACATAAGGAAAACTCGAACGAAGGCGGAACTTACATCGAATGGTTGATTAAGTTGTTGAAGACCAAAGTCACCACGTTCAGGGAGATGATGGTCGCCGTCCACGAATACAAAGACCAACTCGGGGCGTTCGACGACTTGAAGAAGAGAAAGAGATTGCCCGAGAACAAGCGTGACATCATGCAGGTAAAGTCATTGCAGGACTTGGTCAACCTGGTCGCTACACGCGGTATGGAAGAACCGGAGAAACAAGCCGGCGAGGAAGGTGCCGAAGAGGGCGGCGAGGAAAGGAAATCCTCAGGCTCGATGTCGGACTTCAAGCAGGACTTGGCCGACTTCCCTGCGTTATGCAAGAAACTCACCTGGCCTGACGATGTGACCGGGACGTATGAGGACCACATGGAATTCATCGGCGAAAACGAGAAGTGGGAAGTCTGGAAGGTGAAATCACCTTTGGGTGCATTCGTCTTCGACCAATGGGGCGACGGCGCGAAGTGGTGCGTCGGAGGATTCGGATACAAAGGCGACGAAGGAAAACGCTCGGCGGAGAACTATTATCCCCACTACCTACACGGCGGAAAGGGATGCTATGTGTGCTTCCAGCAAAAGAACAAGAACGAACCGAGGCCAAACAACAAGGCGTTGATTACGTTCGATGACGAATCAAGATACAAAGTAAGCCAATTCAACCACTCGAACAACAGTTCGTATTACAGCGGCGGCTACAGTGCCAATACCGCGGACGAATTCGCGAGGTTCCTGAAGGAAGAGGGATTGGTCGACGTCATCAAGAACTCCGAGTTCAAGAACTGCCAATCCTTGCTCGACATCGAGACGATGGAGAGATTGGAAGCCGGTGAACCATATAAGTACATCGGCGAACCCGTACCTCAGAAGTTCAAGACGATGATTAGGGAGGCAATCGTGTCCGACGATTACGAAGGCGACGAAATCAAGGCGTTCGCGTTCAACGGATGCGAGAACATGCACAAGATTTGGTTGCCCGAGAGAATCACCAAGATTGGATATAGGGCCTTCTACAACTGCGCAGACGACCTGATTATCTACATCAAGGTAGGCGCAAGGACAATCACCGGCAACACCAAGGAATTGGATTTCCTTAAGAAACACATCAAACGTTATCAATAATTTCAGTATTTTCACGTGCTAAATTAAATGAATAAGGCTATGTTTCACCGATTATTTGTACAAAGAGGATTGAATCGAGATGTTAGAAAGATTGAATAACAACTATACATACGAAAGTCTGACGGAAGACGAAATCAAAAAGCGTGGCATTTTGGGCCGCCTTGTCGGTAACGTCGCCGATTTCCTCAACCCCACTCGCAATGGTAGGATGTACAACGAAACTCTTTGGGAAAAGGTTTTCGACAATCCTATCATGAAGGAGAAGTTCAAAAACAAAGTCATGTACGGTGAACTGGGCCATCCCGCTGACAGGACGGAAACCGACATGGAGAAGGTCGCGGTCTGCATGGCCGAACCTCCGAAGAAGGACAAGGACGGAACCCTTAAGGCCGTCTTCGACATCCTTCCAACCCCAAACGGGAAGATTCTTAAGGCGTTATGCGACTACGGTTCCACGCTAGGCGTGTCATCGAGGGGAACCGGAGAGGTATTGACCGACGAGGACGGAAACGATTACGTCGACCCGGACACCTACGATTGCGAATGCTTCGACATCGTTTTGGTGCCAGCCGTCGAGTCCGCCAGGCTACAATATGTGTCCGAATCGTTGGAGAAGGACAAAAAGGACACGCTAAATTTAACGAAGGCACTTAACGAAAGCCTCAAGTCTTCGTCCGAGGAGGATAAGAAGATTATGACCGAGACGTTAAACAACCTCGGAATCAAACTTTCCGAGGAGGAAAGTGCCGAAACTAAGAATGCAATGGACGAAAGTCCTGCAGATAAAAAAGCAGAGAGTAACTCCTCTGAACAAACTATTGAAGCAGATGAAGCCAATAATGATGGGTCGGATGAACTAATCAAGAGTTTGCAGGATGCATTAAAGGAAAGTGACTCCCTCAAAAAGCAGGTCAAGGAACTTCAGGAGAAGTTAGCAGTCAGCGATGCCGAATCTAATCGACTTAATGAAGAACTTGGTAAATACAAGAAAGCGGTAACGCGTTTGACTGTCGCTGCCAAAGAGAAGAGAACGCTCGAATCGAAGGTATCAACTTTAGAAGAAGAACTCAAAGTTAAAACACAAACTATTGAATCCAAAGACGGTTTGATTACGACGTTGACCAAAAAGGTCAAGGCTGGCAACACATCCTCAGCCGGATTGAACGAATCGCTTGCCGGAAAGGACAGGGAAATCCTGTCGTTGAAGGAGAGCATCGCCGATAAGGAGAAGGAACACGCCGCCGAAATCTCAAGGTTGACGGAGGAACTCAACGCCGTCAAGTCTGACTCTGAATCAAAAGAGAAGGAATTGAGCGAGAGCCTTGCGAAGGCGAAGAGGTCAGCAAGCGGATGGAAGAGGTTATCAACTGAGACCGTTGCCCGTTACATCTCAAGCAAAGCCGTCATGTACGGCGTCACTGAGAACGACATCAGGAACAGATTACCAGAATCCTATACGCTGGACGACATCGACGCAGTCTGCGAGGACTTGCTGGACTATGAATTGAACATGACCAAAATCCCGTTCAATTTTGACCGAAAAGTCAAAGTCAAGATTCGCGAATCCGCTAAGGAGCCAATGGCTAAGGCCCACAACGACGATGATGACATCGACAGTACGCTCCTTGGAATCGCGAAAATCAAAAACTAATTTATTAAGTACATCTTTATTAAGGAGAACAAAATGAATAACAACAGATTACTTGAAACTTATCAAAAGAGAATCGCTGTTACTGAATCCGTTTATTCCAGAACCCACGAAGGTGCTACAATGGACAACACCCGTAAATTAGCAATTGCTCAGGTTATTGACAACACTGCTAAATTCTTGAATGAACAATTCAATAACTCAGTCGGTACTCAACGTGCTGATTTAGGCGAATGGAAGAGATTCTGCTTGAACTTAACCACAGTCGCACTTCCTACGTTAATCGCCCCTGAATTAGTCATCGTCCAACCTATGGCCTCAATGAGCGGCTACATCACCTACGTCCAATACACCGCAGGTTCAAACAAAGGTGAAACCTCACGTGGCGACATCTTCAATGACCCGTTCAGACTTGGCAAGGTCGACGTCAACTACACCGGTGCCCCGGTCGTTGAACCCGTCACATTGGCCTCCGGCGAGGAATCCAAGGAAGTCACATTAGCATGGACTCCTGTCGTTGGCGACAAGGCAACATTCATCGCCGAAGACGGTACAAAGAGCGAATTGCCCATCGTTGGCGGCAAGGTCACCGTCACTGCCTCCGGTAGAATCGCATACACCTACGACAACGTCGTCATTCCTCAACACGATTTACCTATCGTCAACGCACAAATCAAGTCTATTCCTTTGATTGCCAAAGCAAGACGTGTTGCAGTCTACTACTCACAAATCGCCGCTTTCCAAGGCAAACAGGACTACGGCTTCGACTTGGGCGACCAATTGGCAGAAAAGGCCGTCGGTCAGTTGTCCTATGAAATCGACACCGAAATCACCGACCTCTTGATTGCCAACGCAAAAGAGGATGCCGAATTGGAATTCAACAAGACTCTTCCCGCAGGTGTTTCCAAAGCAGAACACTACGAAGGATTCAGTGAAATCGTCGAAATCGGTAAACAAAAAATCTACGATGCAACTAAGAGATATGCTCCTAACTACATGCTCATCGCATCAAACGTGTTGCCTATCTTGACCTTCATCAAAGGATTCAGAGCCGCATCGACCGCTCACATCAACGGTCCTTACTTGGCAGGTACCTTAAACGGTGTCAAGGTGTTCGTTACACCTAACATCGAAGCAGGTAAGTTCGTCCTCGGTGTCAATGGTGACGATATGATGTCATCCGCCGCTGTCTACGCACCTTACATGGCAGTCGTTCCGACCCAATTGTTAGGTTATGCCGACGGTGGTATGTCTCAAGGCTTCTCAACCCTCTACGCATTGGAGATGCTCAACGCAGACCTCTTAATCGCTGGTAAAGTCGTTGCTAAGAAGCAAATCGTCTCAACGGAAATCGTTGGCGAATAGTCTTGACCGACTACTTGACGGAATACTTAGGGCCCACTTCGGTGGGTCCTTTTGTTTTCTCTTTATATATATTTCTCTTTTCTTTTCTGTAACGTTATATATGTAACGTCTATATATGTAACATATAAATGTAACGTATAATATATGTAACGTCTAATATATACTATATAATATACTATAACGATATCTAAAGATATCCGCACTTCGTGCTTTACCGATATGATATTTTGGTGCTAAATTAAATGATACGGTATAATTATCTTCGGAATTTTAATGTATGAGAGGAATAACATGGATAAAGGGCAAAGAATCAAACTCGTAAACGCCGGAAACGCCTGGGACGGCAAGGAAGGCACCATAGAATACATAGACGAGGACGTTGCGACGGTGTTCGTCGATTTCGACGACAAGGGACACAAAGTCAGACAGGACTTCAAGTTGGATATACTTCAGGAATTAGGTGACGATGAGTCCGTTACCGAGGACGTCGATGATGATGACGATATCTCCGACATCGATTTCCAATCACCAGATTACAGTGGTGTTGACGATAGGATTATCGCCCTGGCAGATTACCTTGAGGTAGACCCTGAGGCAATCACCGAGGACCCGCATATGAAACACGTCTATGAGGTCTCGGAGGAAGTCGACTCCTACCATGCCGCCGAATCCTATTATGTCTTGACATATGATGAGGCACGTGCTGCTGCGGAGGAATACCTCAGGGATATGCTTTACGATTCTGGACCGGCGGAATTCAATGGATACGAAGATTACCTAAACGAAGAAGCATTCAATGAAATGTATGAGGATAATTGCCGTGAAAGGGTCGACTACATGGATGACGATGAAGTAATCGACGAGGCAATCGATGAAGGTGTTATCAATTTCCCGGACGATTTCACGCTTAAACCTGACGTCGATACCGAGGATGAGGATTTCGATGACTCCGACAGGGATAATTATGACTGCAATATATCGATGGATTCCCTGAGGGATAAGTTAATCGACCACTACTACAGCATATATTCAAACGGAATAGAATGGTTCATGGATATGTACGGCGAAAGGGACTTGAGATATGAAGTCAATAACAATCCGGATTTATTCGATGCCGACGCATATATCGAGGATGAATTGCGGGTAAGCAGTTTCGGCGGATACGTCGGAGGATACGACGACAACGAGATTTCATTGGACGGCGGATATTACGCCTATAGATACAATTAAGGAAGGGTTTATCGCATGGATACAAAGAACAGTTACTTATTGAACCTTTTGGCAAAGGCGTTGAGGGGACGCTGTGACGATGACGGTTGCCGCGACCATCAGTTCTGTTTCGCCAGGGACATAGTCGGCGATTCCGGACTTCCCGAGGAAGACGTCGCGAGACTTGCCAACGAAAAGGGTTTCGTCGTTTTCGTCGTTGAGCCTACGGACGAAATCATCGGCGATTACGTCATCACTGACGATGAGGACGCACTTGACGACATCTCCGGATTATACGAATCGTTCTATGAGACGAAGCCCACAATCAAGAGATACGGTCTGAAGGAAGGCCTAGACAAAGACGAGGTCGAATCGAAGGCCAAGGAGATAATCTCGAATTACGAAGACGAGGCGAAGTCAAGGTTATCGGTCGAAGAGGGAAAGCGTAAGAAACCACAGGCGAAGAAAGCGGGTGACCCAAACGCAAAGGCTATGTGGGGCAGAACACGTTCACAGACATTCAAGGCAAAGAAGGGCAAAGGCTCGTTCAGGAGAAAGCCCAGGAACGGAAACATCTTTGAGGAGAACGGCTCGGAATATACCCTTGTGCAAGCCACCGAGGATGAGGTTGAGTCATTCAAGCAGAAATTGATTTCCTTGGATTTCGAAATAGAATCCTGCAGGGAATATCCTTCGATATTCGATGAGAGCGTCCATTATTGGCATCTTCAAATAAAATCGAATTTCAAAATCGCCGTAACCCAAGAGGCATTCAACAACGCGATGGATGAAATCAGCGAGGAGTTGGAGTCCTGGAGGGATGAGAACAACGTCCAATTCACATACTCTTTCGGCTTGACTGATGATGGTACAATCACGGCCGGTTTGGACATCAGGGAAAAGCAGGAGAAATTGGAATACACCGATATAGCACTCGACGACGGTTCTGTGGACGAATCGTTGAACGAAGGCAGGGAAATCCCTGACGAGTCAATCGACGATTTCGTCAAGAGGGTCAAAAAGGAATTGAAACTCGACGACGTCAAGGTCATCGAGAGCCTTTTGAACGAGGCTAAGGCCGACATCGACAGATTCATCGAATGGGGAGGCCAGGAACTTTACGACAGGTTCCTGAAGCAGAAGAACAGATTGCAGGGACAGCAAAAGGACATCATGTATTGGACTTCAAAGAAGAATCCGCATACGCCCGACGAGTTGGATGCAATCCTGACCGAATTGGAAGGTAAGAAGACACGTTCACAATCCGACGCGGAGGCCAAGGCCGGTGCTGAGAAAGTCGCCGAGAACGAGAATTGGGAAGTCTATAAAATCAACACATTCGCGGCATCGCAGAAATACGGAAAGAACGCACAATGGTGCATCTCAGGTTCAAAGAGATGGGTCAGGGGCGATATGCAGCCAGAGACCTACTGGGACCAATACACGAAGAGGGACAACGTCCAATTCTACTTCTTCCTAAGGAAGGACGAGACGGATAAATTCGCCTTCGCGATATACCCAAACGGAAACCGCGCGGTTTACAACGCGAAGGACGAGTGGATGAACAAAACCCAAATCAATAAGGAATTGAAGGACGCACCGGCAGTCGACGGCGTATTCCTACCTCCTGCGATGGCAAGGAAGCGTAAGAACCTTCCCCACCTGAAGAACGCAAAGCAATTGGGTTACGTGTTCACCGATTTGGATGACTATATCTATCAGGATAACACGGTAATCGAATTCAGAAGGAAGACCAAGGGAACCGCAATCATTCCAGACGGAATCACCGGAATCGAGGACCTTTGCTTCGCCGGCAAGACTGAGTTGACAGAGGTAATCATCCCAAAGGAAGTCACTTACGTCGGCGTCTACGCGTTCTATAAATGCGGAAACCTCAAAATCAAGGCCGAGGCCGAATCGAAGCCTGAAGGCTGGGACGAGGAGTGGAACCCGGACAACATCCCCGTCGAATGGGGCTATACCGAAGAAGGCGACGTTGATGACGGATTCTCAGACGTCAGGGTCGTTGACCACTTATAAGGAGAGGAACTATGGGAATCGGCAATTCAAGGATAAAAACAAACGCAGTCTATTTCCCGAAGGGATATAGCGATAACATGGAAACGGCCGTCTACTCTTTCGAGGAGGCGATGAAGGCCATGGTTCCATTGAGACAATATGAGGCGATAATCGGCGGAGAGACCGGTTATTTCCGCATCGTCAAAATAGGCAACAACCTATATAAATACAACGACACCGTCAAGAACTTCTGCAGGAAGTTGGGCGCAATCGACACCTCGTCCGTCAAATCATCCGGCATCGAGATTTTGAATGGAAACGGTTTCCTGGAGAAATTGTCAAAGGAATTGATTGAAAAGGGATTCAAGGAACCGACTAAGAAGTCCGGCATATCCGTATCCAGGAAGAGCGGCGGAATCACGTTCACCTTCGTCAGGGAGAAGGACGCAAGGAGAATCGAGGGGGCGAAGTGGAGACAACTCGTCGTCATTTCGAACTACAACCCGGAAACGAAGGCGACGCCGGAGATTATGGTCACCTTGGAATACGTGGTTGGCGGAAACACATTCGCATCGAAGGACGTCAAGAAGGCCGAGGTTAACGGAACCCCTGTGTTCACCGCGGATTTCGCAAACCAGTATTCGAGGTACAGTTGGGGATATAACAGCGACGAGTTAATCAACAACGTCGAGAAGGTATTCAGGAAGTATAACCTCGAAAACAATGATACGGATGAGATTATGTCGTTCGTGGATTCCGCATGGAAATACATGGATTCCATCGACGACGTGTTCACCATCGACACATCGGTGGAATTCGGAATCACGGATAATATTCTGAGATACTACTATAATCCTACCCATGAGGTTCTCGAACAAATCGACGTTCCAGACGGGGTGAAGGCGGTTTCCTATGAGGTGTTCTCTGGAACCCCCGTCAGGGTTGTCACGTTGCCTAAGACCTGTACGTCGATTGGAAGCCGTGCATTCTGTGAAAATTCGACATTAATAGAGGTTAAATTCAGGGAGGAACCGTCATCGTTGACGATTGGGGACCAGGCGTTCTCAAGGTGCGCGATGTCCAAATTCGAATTCCCGTCATGCGACGTCGCAATCGGCAGGGGTTCGTTTGAACGCTGCATGAACTTGAGCGGGTTATTCGTTCCCAATAACGTAACCTCAGTTGGTTCCGAGGGCCTTGAACTCGCAAGTCAATACGATTACGGCAGAGACATCGCGGAGGATGAAAAGGTCCACATCTACATCCAAGCACCGAGGCAGCCGAGCACATGGCAAAATCCGTTTGGTTGGAACTATAAGGAAGACAGGGAAGGAAACAGACTCGTCGTCCATTGGGGAGCGACCAAGGGAACGAACGAATCGTTGGAGTCGGAAGACAATGTCGACGACATAGACTTCGAGCCGTCAAACGACGATTCCGATTGGGTATACGAGGTACCAAAGGAAAAGTATCGGAAATTATACGATATGCTTTGCGTCGGCGCAGACGACGGAAGATACGATTATATATTAAGCCCAGTCGTCGATAGCATCGTAATAATGTACGACCTGGACCATGCGATGGAGGAGTTCGGAGACGAGGAAGAGGCAAGGGAATTCCCGTTCAAGATAGTCGTCAACGACCTCGATGATTTTGAGCCATGCCATGTTAACAGGCAGTTCATAGACGAATTGAGGGAAGGGACCCTCGGGGAGAACCTCGATGAGGGAACCGCACTTAAGGACATCCTCAAGAAAACGGCCAAGAAGCACGCCAGAACGAACAAGAAAGGCGCACAAGGCTGGTTCGTGAACTATAACGCAGGTGACGTCGAGCACAACATCGCGTTCTTCAACCACGCGATGGGAAACGATGCCCAAGCAAGTGGCTGCGAAGGATGCGGGGAAGGCGGTGCCGCATTGGCGGAAGACGCCGAAGATGAAATCTCCGACTTGGAATTCAAGAGACCGTATAAGTTCATATTCTCCCCGTCCAACAAATTCACCAGGATGTCATATAAATACGATGACGACGCCAATACACGTAAGAGGATTTTCTATTCCAGGGTCCCGGAAATCTGCATGAAGGTGTCCAGGGATACCTACAGGGATGAGCCTTTGCTCAGAAAGAGGAAGAACAGGGAAGTCCTTTTGGGGGTCAAGAAGTTCTTCGATGAGCATCCGTCCGCTAAGTATTGCATAATCGAATGCGTGGATACGACGAGGCACGATGCCTATGTGAACGTTTACAGGGCATTGATGGAGGCCAAGGAAGCGGCCGAGGCTGGAATCGACGAGGACATCGAAAAGCACGACACGTTGAATCCCACGTTGTTTGACGGAAACGCATTGAAGCCGGACGTCGCCGAGGCAATCGACAACATCGTGAATACGTTTGTCGATGAGTTGAAGGAAGACGGTGTCAACATCGCGGTCAAGGACATCGTGTTGGTTGGAAGCAACGTCTCATACAACTACACAAAGGACAGCGACGTCGACGTGCACATCATCGCCGACTCGACCAAATTGGAGTGTCCAAAGGAATTGACGGATAAACTATATGGTGCATATCGCTCCATATTCAATAAGAACTACGACATAAACTTCTTCGGAATCCCGGTAGAGATATTCGTCGAATTGGATAACCTGGACGGATTGAGGTCAAACGGAATCTACTCAGTCAAGGACGGAAAGTGGATTAAGGAACCGGAACAAACCGATATCCCGGATTTGGACGAAGAATCGTTCGATAAGGAATTCACGGAATGGGAAGACAAATACTTCGCACTCAAGGACTCGAATCCGACCTCTCAGGACGTGAATGAATTCATCACCGACATATATGACCTCCGTAAGTCCTCAATCGCCTCAGACGGCGAATATGGCCTTGGGAACCTCATATTCAAGGAGTTCAGAAACCTCGGATATCTGGATGACCTGAAGGATTCCAGGAAAGCATGCCTATCGAAGGAACTTTCGTTGGAGCGTCTGGGCGAGGAATTGGACATGGACGAAATCACCCACGACAAGTTGAACGCACTCAAGGATAAGTTGCCGGAAGACGGTACCTACTCCCTGAAAGACGGCAAGGTAAGCAAGGAGGAATTCGATGACGGGTTCTTCGTAAGTTACTTCAGGCCGGAGATAACCGATGAGGATATCGCGGCCGTAAGGTCAACGGTCGGTGCTAAATTGGGTGTGGAATACCTCGGCGTTTACGGTGAGCCAGAAATCTCATATCACTTGGAAGACGGGCAACTCGCAATGAACTTGGCGAGGTTGTTCAACCAATATTCAATCTGGGACGTCAAGAACGGAACGGAAGTCGTGAACCCGGACTTTGACGAGGATGCCACCGTCAATTACGAGCAGGCACTTGAGGGTTTGAAAACCCTCTTAAAGGAGATAAAGGAATGAACGCTGTAAAGAAATTGGAAAAATGGCTCAAGGAAGAAGTCGAATTCCTTTTGGCCAATAAGGACTATGTCGGAGGCTGGGTCATGTTGGATGACGGTCCATTGGCCGTCACGGTCAACTGGGAACCCGGTTGGGGCAAGGAACAGAGACAGGACGTAATCCAGGACGAGGATGACCTGGACTGGGCACTTTGCGCCTGTATCAAGGTATTCAATAAGAACGATACGCCTGACGAGTGGAAGATGCTCACGGACAAGGAAACCGGCGATATCATCATAGAATCGAGGGGAATCCTCAAAGACGAGGATTACAAGGCCTTGGCATCGCAACTCCTAAACGAGTATGAGGAAGTCAAGGGATTCGACGTCGGTGAGGACGGCGTCATCGATTGGAACAAGGGAGACGAAGGCAAAGTCGATTTGGATGACGAGCCCAAGGAAGATGAGCCAAAGGAGGAACCTCCTGTGGAAGAGGGATTCCTAAGCGGCAAGGAAGGCGAATACACACACGAGGAATTGGCCGCATTCGAAAAGGAACTGTTCGACGAATTGGCAAAATACGGAATCCATCCCGAAGACGGGACATTCATGAACTCGGACAATTCGTTGGCAGACCTCAAGTTGGAAATGTACATCGACGGAGACTGGAAGCACGACCATTGGGCTACGGAGGAAATCGTCGCCAAGTTCGCAAGGGAACACAAGTGGGCAATCGCGAGACACGATTCTGTTACGGTCGGTGAATCCGAATCCGATTGGTACGAAGCACAGCATATCTGGTATTTCGTCGAGGATTCGACGGGCGATATGCAAAGCACTTTGGACGGATTCCACAAGATGTTCCAGTCCGACGAAGACTGACAAAACCATAATCAACGGGGCGGGGATTGGTGAAATTCCCGCTTTTCTTATTGGATAATTTGATGCTAAATTAAATGATAGAGTTTAGCAAAAGGATGTTCGGTAGCAATGAAAATAAAGGATTACATTGAAAATATTAAGTTGGAATTGACCGGCGGGATACTTAACCTTGAGATTCCAGACTCTACCATCGAGAAGGTCGTGTACAAATCGTTGAAGGAACTCCAAAGGTTCATCGACGAGACCAGGTTGATAACGGTCCCGTTCGCGTCCTGCATCGATTTGTCTGGGAGCAAAGTTAGTTCCGTGTCAAGGGTATTCAGGACGGAGGGGTTCAACGGCGATACCACGTGCGGGGACGGAAGGAAGCCATCGACCGTAATCGACCCGATGTACGCGCAAACATGGATGGCGTTCACCAACGGCGGAACCATGTACAACCTACAGGACTACCTGTTGAACTACATGAGTTACAACACGCTGTTGCAGATGAGGAACACCACGAGCACGGACTTGGCGTTCAAGCAGGACAGGTACGAACAGAAACTTTACGTGAACTGCGCGACGGATACGCCGCAAAGCATCACGATTGAATACGTCCCGGTATTCGAAAACGTCGATGAGGTTAAGAGCGACTATTGGATTGACATCCTATTGAAACTCTCGATAGCCCAGACGAAGTTGATATTGGGAAGAATACGTAGCAGATACAAACAATCTTCCGCCTTGTGGGAGCAGGACGGCGATACGTTGTTGAGCGAGGCCAACGAGGAGTTGGCGAGCCTTAGGGACATGCTAACGACGAACAGTCAGATTATATATCCGATAGACTAATGAAATAGGAGATAACAAACTATGAGCGAATTATTGAAGAACGCATTCCAATCACTTGACGAACTCTGCGTCGTCAAAATCAACCCTTCCATCAGGAAGAAATTGATTGAGGCCGTTGAAGACGGTGAAGAGGGAGAGGAAAAGGCAAACGACATCAGGGGATTGTTCGAGGACAGCAAGGCCTATGTGTTGGACAGGGAGTTGCCCGTCGGTGACGGCACCTACTACCTATTCTTCGAAGGATTAAACGAAGGCGAGGCATGCAGCGTCATTTTCGACGAATTCAAAATCGACAACATCGATGAGGTTTTGGTGGAATTGTTGGACGATGGGCATGACTTCCTCGCATCCATAAAACCCGAGGATGGCGTTTTCACTCTGGACACTCCGCTTGAAATGGTCGAGGAGAAAGCAAGGGCCGCCTTAGGGGAAAGACCGGGCAACGGCTTGGACGAATACGAGGCAGACGACGAGGAATCAATCGACACGGTCACTGAGGCAAAGGAAGACGATACGGAGGTTCCCGACGACTTCGAAGGGCAAATGGATTTCCTAGCCGACGACGAAGACGAGGCAATCGACGGATACGATAAGGTAATCTCAAAGGTCGACGGAAACGCAAAGAAGCAATTGACCCACATCAAGGACGAGGAAGAGGCACACAAGGAATTCCTTGGAAAACTGAAGGATGACCCAGAGGCCGTCTACGACCATCCTGAAGGCGAGGAAGAACATAAAGACGAGGCCGGGGAAGGCGAGTTGTCTTTGCACGTCTACGGAATCGAATACGATTTGGAGGGCGTGGAAGACGAAGAGGCAGCGGAACTTCCGGCTGAACTCGACATCAAAGTCAAAGACATCCCTGACGAAGAGGAATTGAGAAAGGAAATCGGAAGCAGACTCCAAGACGAAACGAACCACATAGTCGTCAATTTCGCATTCGATGTGTTGGATTCGGATGAACCCGACAAGAACATCAAATTGAAGAAGGAAGGCGAAGATGAAGGGGAACCCGCCCCAGAGGAAACCCCTGCTGCAGAGGAAGAGCATCCCGTCGATGAGGAAGTCGAAAACAAAGCCCGCGGCCACGCAAGGGCAAAGAAGGACTCCAAGTTCTTCAGAGTGAGAAACAAAGGCTCGGAATCAACCGACGAATCATTGAAGGAATCGAAGGAATTCGATATCAACGACAAGCAAGACGCGGAGGAAGCGAAGGAACTCTTGGACAAGAACGAAGAGGATGAGCACGTCGAGCAAATCGTCGACGTATCAGCCGATTCCGTCGATGACCTAAAGCAATCATACATCGGAAGCATCGGGTTGCAATGCCCGGTTTGCGGAACAATAAGATACGCTGACAGGGATAAATTGGAGAAGTCTGAGAATGACATCGACCAAACATCAGGAAAGCCCCTTTACAATGTCGGCGAAGCATGCACGCATTGCGGAAGCGATTCCGGGTATATCGTAATCGGTCAAATCGCCGCTGTCGACGTAGACCCCGAGGCAAATCCGGATGCCGATTTGGATACCTCTGTACCTGAGGAAACCCATGAGGAAGCACCCGTCGAGGAAACACCGGCTGAAGAGGTTCCGGCAGAAGGCGAAGAGGCGACACTCGACCTAGAAACCGGCGAAGTGACTCCGGCAGAGGAAGAAGGCGAATCCAAGAGACCGCAAATGATTGGCGACGAGGAAGAGCCCGAAGAGGAGAAGAAAGAGGAATCTTTACAATATAAGGACGTCGAGGCAAATGAATTGGACGAAGGCAAGTTCGATATGTTAATCACCAAGTACCTTAGGGAAAACTATTCGAACGTAAGCGGATATGAAACCACGTCCGGTTCAATCGACGAAAACGAAAACAAGGTCGTATTGGAAGGGAAAATCAAATTCAACAGCGGAAAGGAAAGAACCACTAAGTTCGTCTTCGAGGCTAAGGAAATAACAAAGAAGGGCAAAATCAAATTGTTCGGGTTGAACGAGACGTTCTCCAACAAGAAAGCCTTCGGATTGACCTGTGAGTTGAGTGGCACGAAACTCTTGAGCGAAAGCCTCACCTACAGGTATTCCGAGAACGATAAGGTAATCAAGGGAAGAGTCGAAGGACCTAAGAAAATCTAATGGAAAACTCAAGCACAGGATTATTGTTAAACGCTGACAATATCAAGTTGCACAGACAGTATTTCGAGGAAATGTGCAGGCTCTTGGGAATCATGGTGATATACCGTGCCCCGAGGGAAGGCAAGACCTGGGATAGGTATGGGGAACTTGACACCTTTTACTATGAGCCTGTGGTAGTCGGATGCATCTTCGACGAACACCCGACGATATGGACGATGAAGAAACTGGGGTGGAACGCAGAGCAAAACGATACCGCCCCGGTTATCTACGTCCCGTATAACCTAAAGAATCTGCAAGTCGGTGCATTGTTCATTCTCCCAAGTGGAATCGATAACTCTGATGGTAGGGTGTTCCGTGTCGTCAAGATGTCGATGAAATCGGTGTATCCGGCAAGCATCGCGTGTGAGTTGGCACCTGAGTTCGAGGACGTCTTCGAAAAGGGACAGGCAGAACACGAAGATAACGACTTCAACCTATTGAACAACGAGGAGGACGACTGATAATGCTTTTGAATAAACTGAATGAATCGAAAACGGTCTTAACCGAAAAAAGGACGTTTCAGAGCAAGGACTTCAAAGACGTCAATTTTAGTAACGACACGATTGCGTTGATGAAGGCCGGAAGATGGGAAGAGGCCTTTGCCCAGGCGGACATAAACACATCCTCGGGCGAGGTTTTGTATGCGATATACGTCGAATTCGCACCGGAGCAAAAGGATATGTCGAGGTTTTTCAACGGCAATAACGTCGACTACGCGAAAACGGCGTCAGAGGGATATTTGAAGTTGGAAAGCGGTACGTCTTTCGATAAGTCGATTAAATCCTTCCCGATTGAAGGGTTCCTTCCAGTTTACGGCACCACAGGTTCAGCACCGATAAACAACGGGAAATATAGGTTCGTAATCGAAAAGGATAGGGCAAAGGCAAGCAAATTCAATAGAGAAGACGCTATTTGGATAGTGCAGGCCGCGAAGAACACAAAGGGCGTCAAGGTGGCCGATTACGAGGAGACGGACAGACGTGAGGGCGGAAACTATGCCGCCACCGAGCAGGATGCCGTCGTTGCCGCCATGATTAGCGAAGTATTGTTTGGAAAAACTGCATATAAAGACGGAACGACTCCGGCTGATTTATCCGGATTGAACACGTTGAAATCATACGGTTATTTGGATTTGTTGATTGGTTCGGTCATACAATCCGACATATCTGTCAACAATCCTATTCTTAAGTTCCTTATTAGGTGCAGAGTCGATATAACCAGAAGCGGTTTTACGATTTTGAATAACCTATACAGCGGCGGGGAATTGGAAAGAAAAGACCTGGTTGGACCGAACAGCAGATATGATTTCCTATTGTTGCACGGACCGAATGCAAGCAATTATTTGACAGGAACGTTGAAGTGGTCAGAAGCATCTGAGATATTCGATGTATTCGAGTGGGTATTGGATGGATATGAGAACCTAAATGCCGCAGCGGCAAAGACAATCGTCGGAGGCCAGAAGTTGGATTTGTCGAAGGCGAATGACAGATTGTTGTTGGCTTCTTGCACCGTATCGAAGAGTCCGAAAGACCACACAATCGCAAACTTAAATGAAATCATTACCAGAAAAGACCAGTTGTCCGCGGAGGACAAATCAAAGAAAACGACGACTTCCGCAGTCGTTAAATCCAGCGGTTCATATGTCGTGAACGGCAATCCCGTCAAGAGATTGAGGAACGGTGCTAGGAAGACAGCCATTCAACAGGGAATTGAGAGACTAAAGGGCAGTGGATTGACTGACGATGAAATATTGTCCTACGTCTTATATGATTTGAAGAGGTAAGCCTATGAGACTTGTCCTCGATTCACCCTCAAGGATATTCGCGACGCAATACATACCTTCCCTTATCGAAGCCTATATCGGCGATTATTACAGTAAGGCCAGGGCACGTGCGATGAACCGAAAACTCAGGGAGTTGGGAATAGGCGGGGATATGTACGATGTGCTTGTGTACATCGTCCATAACCTGAAGGCCTATAAGGTCGGAGGTAAGTACGTTCTTGAGGTCGATAAGAACAAGATGTTCCCCAACTCGAAATACAATCTCGACACATTGGCATCCCTGTTTAAGTTCGGGACAGCAGATGTTAAGGGATATGATGTTCTGGGGTCGGTGTTCGACGCCATCTCCGAGAACATGTTGACGATAAGAAGGGTATACGAAGCAAGAAATGAGGTGCAATAATGGGAGTAAGACACATCGATGACGCATTGTTTGAAAAGATAAAAGGTTGGGTTAAGGATGAGAACATGACAATCCTGAAACCGAACGAAACAGCCAGATTATTCCAAGTCGTCGCGGACAAGACAGACGATAAACCCATTACCTTACCTCTTATCGCGTTAAGCAGGGACAGCGATATAGATATCCTTCAGACAAACAAAAGGGCACTGTCCTTCAGCGGCGGAAGGATTGCCGCGAACCAAAACAAAACGACGGCAGTTACGGCAATTCCAATCAACGTAAGATACCAACTTGACATCTATACGAAGGAGTTCTGGGAGGCCGATGAGTATTTGAGGAACTTCATCTTCAACATCATAAACTACCCGAAGATGACCGTCCATCTGAAATACAACGGAGTAGACGAGGAACACGTCGCAAACGTCAGGATGGAGGAAACCATCTCCGATACGAGCGACATCCCGCAAAGATTGTTCTCTGGTCAGTTCACCAGATTCACAATAAAACTTTACATTGATGACTGCTACTTGTTCAATATCCCAATCAAGGACGTCAAGAAAGTCGTCGCCGCGGAGGTAAGAGTCCACACGGATGGCACGCCTTCGACGGAGGACGAGGTTCACGAGATACCCCTTGACAATGGAAACAAGAGGTAAAATTATCGCTAAATTAAATGATAATGTTTGTGCTAAATTAAATGAACAGCAGAATTCAATCAGATTAAGGAGAAAGAGAATATATGCCAAAAATTAAAATCAAAGAATTAGACAATACTGGCTCTTCCGTATTACCTGGTGTAGACAATACCGTATACATTCCTTTGAAGAAGGCTGCAAGCATCAAAATCACGAAGCCCACTTTGTTCACGACAATCGACGACTTCATGAGCGTCACAGATGGCTGCGGGGAAACGAATACCGGTATTGGCTGGAGCATGGCCTACAGGCTTCTCGCTTTGGGCATGAGGGTTTTAGTTGATGCTGTCGAGGCAGAATCAAGCATCGATTTCGGAAGGGAAGGATTGCGCGATAAGTCATTATATGACATCAGATTCATCACGGCTGGGGACTTCGCCGGAAAGAGCGAAATCTATCAGGACATGCTTTCATGTGCTGCTGCAAGGGGAGATTGCTTCGCATTGTTGGATGCCCCGAAGGCAACCGTGAACGCAACGCTTGTCCATAACTTGGTCCAAAACCTCGGCAACGGTGAGTTCGGCGCAATGTTCGCCCCTTGGTGCAAATTCACAAAGTTATCAATCGATGGCGATTCCGCTACAAATGAACTTCCCGGTTCATTCGCGTTCTTGAGTGCATATGCCGCTTCAATCGTCTCCAATCCTGTCTGGTTCGCAACTGCCGGTGCTTTGAGGGGCACCGTTCCCAATTTGACCGCACCTTTGGTCGAATACGGAACGGCCGCTCAGGATATCCTGCAATGCAGGGCTGAGGAATTGGATGGCGAAGGTGATAACATCGGCGTCGCGGTCAACCCGATTTGCTATGTCAGACCTTATGGTTATATGATTTACGGAAACAGAACCTTGAAGAAGAATGACGGTGCCACGAAGGCTACATCGTTCTTGAACGTCAGGAACCTCGTTTGCGAAATCAGCAAGACATTATACTCGGCATCAAGAAAATTGACATTCGAACAAAACTCGGATATTCTTTGGGCAACGTTTAAGGGTCTATTGACCCCTATGCTCGATTCGATGTTGTCCGGACAGGGCATCACTTCCTATAACATCGTCAAGGAAGCGACTGACGCTAAGGCAAGGTTGAAGGCAAGGGTAGTCATCACTCCTATCGAGGCAGTCGAAGACTTCGAGTTGACAATCGTTCTCGACAACGACAACAGAGCATCCGTCAGTGAATAATGATAAGGAGAAATTATAACTATGGCAGCAGAAAAAATCGGTACATATCACTTGGCTGATAACCCTGAGAAGTTCGAGGTCGCTCGTTCTAATAACTTCGAATTCGTTATTCAATTCGACGGAGTTGACCCCGTTACTAAGAAACCCAGGGAAAACGACCCACTTTTAAGGGCAGGTATCACCAGGGACAGAACAAACGCGCAACCGGAAGACAAGATTGAGTTGGAAGATGCCAAGGAATCAATCAGGTTGTCGGTCGTCAAGGCAAGCGTTCCCCACTTCACGCAAGAGGAAATCGTCGTGACCAGGGGCAACGATAAGATGTACGCCGCAGGCGTTCCCACGTTTGGCGATGGGACGTTGGAAGTCAACGACTTCATCGGCGCACAATCCAAATCGGTCTTATTGGCTTGGCAGAAACTATCATACGACGCAAGAACCGAGAAGGTCGGTCGTATGAAAGACTACAAGAGGGATTGCCTCTTGATGGAATACACCCCGGACTACGAATTGGTCCGTACCTGGGAATTGAAGGGATGTTGGGTAAAAGGCATCTCGGAACCTGAGTACTCAATGGAAGACAACAGCAAGAGAACCATCACCGCGACAATCAGATACGACAAGGCATTCCCTGTCATCGGCGATGAAATCAAACCCGCTGAATAAATCCCAAAACAATGAATAATTTGAGCAGTTTAATCGCTGCTCTTTTATTTTGTTTTTAAATTTTTTAAAATTTTTTAAAAAATATCGGTGCTAAATTAGTTGTACAGGAAAGGAACCTTACTACTATGGAACTACACATACAGGAAACGACGAAACCGGCGGAGAAGAAGATTGTCGGAGTCCAATTGCCGATGGAGATGTATGCCAACCTGAAGAAGGTGGCAGACCGCGAGTGCATGACGATTTCGACGCTGATTAGGGTTGTCTTGAATTCGTGGCTACTCTCACCACAATCAAATGAGAGCACCAATATCGTTGCTAAATTAAATGATATGGATAATGAATGAAAGGAAGCAAAAGACAATGAGTAATGCTAGTAATTATACTATATCGGAATCATACATCTTGCCATCGCAGGGAAAGATTTACGATACGCCAATAGACCCGCACGTGACGATTCGTTCGATGACGACGATTGAGGAGATGAAGAGGCTCTCCCAAACGGACACACCTTATAAGGTGATGAGCGATTTGATTGAGTCATGCTTGACGACTCCTATTGGAATGCATGTCTATGACCTATGCGTCGGCGACTATCAATTCCTATTGCATAAGTTGAGGGTCGTCACATACGGACCCGATTACAAGATGGTCATCAGTTGCCCCAATTGCGGTGAGTCGACTGTGGTCAACATCAACTTGGATGACCTCACGGTCCTTGAATATAACGAAGAGGAAATCAATAAGTTGAGGAAGGTCAAGTTGCCTCAGACCGGCAAGGAAATCGAACTCAGGATTCAAACCCCAAGGATTCTCGACCAGAACGAGGCTAGGGTAAAGGAAATCAAGAGGAAATCACCTGACTTAACCTATGACCCCGGTTTGATGGTAACCCTCGAATCATTGATTTATAGGGTTGACGGCGAGATTCCAAATGCCGCGGCATTGGAGACCTTTGTAAGAAAACTCCCGATGAGGGACGCCAACGTGCTCTTACAGACTGCCAGAAAGTTAAACGGAAAGGTAGGCCTAGACACTTCTGTTGTGGCAAAGTGTGGCTCATGTGGTTACAATGTGGTCACCACGTTTCGCTTCACACCTGAATTTTTTGGACCCTCAATTGACTAGCGATGGGAAACCATACGGGCCGATTAGGTATAAACAAATCGTAAACGAGTGTTACACACTCACGAAAAACGCCGGTGTCACATATTCCGATGTGATGGGTATGACGCCGGTCGAAAGGGAGTATTACCTGGACTTCCTGCAAGCGGAGTACCAGAGACAACAAGAGCAAATCGAAAGGGCAAGAGCATCTGCGAAGGCAGGGAATTAAGGAGATAGTCTATGGCAAGAAAAAGTGGCAGACCCGAGACAATCGACGATGCTGTAACCGTTGAGGATATGCTTCTTCAGGTTGGCATCAAAAACGATAAGAAAAGGCGTCAGAAGGAAAAGGAAGAACGAGAGAAGCAGGAGGAAGCACTCGCTGCCTTTGTTTTGGGTTTGCAACAAAACAATATCAAGGTCACTGAGGCGTTTAGGGCAAAGTTCCTAAGGGACTATAAGCAGAAACAGGATAGGGATGATGCCATAGCGGCCAAGAAGGCTGTCATAGAATATTTCAAGGAGTATGGCAAACAAGCCCAAAAAGAGCGTGAGAAGCAGGATAAGCAACTTGATAGGGAACTTGAGATTGCCAAGTTGAGGGCATCCATCAACGAGGATGGAACCGATAAATCAAAAGGACAGCAAATCAAGGATACGATTAAGGCAGACCTCAAGGAGAACCTCGATACTCTCAAGGGTAGCCTAGAAGACACCAAGAAGAGCATCACGAAGGGTCTTGCGAATTTAGGCGACGCGTTAAGCGGGGAAATCAATGCCGTCATTTCGGCATACTCTGAATATCAGGCTGCAATCGACACTAGGTTGCAGGGCTCACAAAAGACCTTCTCAGCGATTGAGAAGAAACTTACCGGAACACTTGGGATGTCACCGTACTTCAAGACGTCTGAGATGTTGGATAGTTTGAACGACTTGGTTGCCGAAGGCATCGCGTTCAACGTCGAGCAAAGGGCTTTCTTGGACACAATCAGCGATAAGATTGCCACGACGTTTGAGGTCGCAAACTCATCTTTGCTGAGGATAGTCAGATTGCAACAGGCCGACTCCTCAGCCGCACGTTTGGGTATGGAGGCATATCTAACCAGGTATTTGAACGAACAGTTCCAGAATACGGAATATCTAAGCAACGAATTCGATTCCGTCACCGAGGCGTTGATGGAAGCCACAGCGACCATGGATGCACAGTCATCAATAGGATTTGAATATCAGGTCCAAAAGTGGTTGGGTGCCTTATCAAGCGTCGGTATGTCGTCCAATGCCATTTCGTCAATCGCCGGGGCCTTGGGCCAGTTGGCAAGCGGCAATATCACGGAGGTCGGCTCGGAGATGCAAAACCTTTTGGTCATGGCCGCATCCAGGGCAGGTCTTGACTATGCCGGATTGGCACAGGGTGGAATGGCGGCGAACGACGTAAACAGATTAATGGCGTCGTTGGTTGGGTATTTGCAGGAAATCGCATCAAGCGACAACAACGTAGTAAGAAGCCAATACGCATCAGTGTTCGGCATGACGATGTCCGATTTGAGGGCATCAATCAACCTCGGTGCTGACGACATCACGGAATTGAGTAAGAGCATTATGGGGTTCAACGACGCAATAGGCGAGTTGGAGTATCAGTTGGGGCAAATCGACAGCAGAACGTCGCTTGCCGAGAAGTTCAACAACATGATGACCAACATCAAATACGGCATCGGTCAGGGAATCGCAACGAATGCCGGACTTAACGCAATCTGGCAGATAACCGATTTGATTCAAAACGTCACCGGCGGCATCGCGATTCCGGCAATCTCCATCATGGGTAACATGGTCGACTTGGAGACAACGGTCGAAAACTTAATCAAGACCGGTATCGTCGGCGTCTCCACATTGGGTAAAATCGGCGATTTCTTCACCGGCCTTGGAAACGCCACCAACATGGGTGGATTGATGAACCAGAACTTCGGTGGGGCAAACGCACTTAGGACATTGACCACGACAGGCCGTGGAAGCGGTTTCGCCGAATACAGAAACCAACTAAACAGGAAAACCGGAAGGCCTCTTGTAAGGAAATTGAGTTCCGCGTTGGGAACCTCGCAGAGTTCGTATAGCGGACAGAGTGCCAGCGGCGAGATTGCCGAACAGGCACTTTCCGGGGCACAGGACGACGCGGCGATAACGGCGGAGCAAAAGAGACAGGAATCGAACGAGAAATACGCAACCGATATCTATAATTACTTGGTTGACCTGTTTGACCCGAAGATGAACTCAATCGTTCAGATGGTCGGCGCACTCGCCGGATATAACGTCCGTTCTACGACCTGGGGAGAGGACAACACAGCGTTGCTCGATAAGTTCGAGTACGGAACGGCCATCGCAGTGTCACAGGCCGTGGAGCGTCCATATACCCAAAAGAAATTGGATGAGATTTCAGATTCCGTCAATGCGATTAAGAGGATATTGTCGGATGGGACAATCAGGGTGAACATAGAGAACCTATCGGCGTTGCTTGGATATGGCACTGGGGTATTGCCCGGTGGATTGACCGCATAAGGAGGGAACCGTAAATGTTGAATTTCAATAACAATAACATCATAACCGGTGAGATAAAACAGTTCCTCAAGGAATTCAATCTCCCCAAATGCAGGGTGTGGAGACCAGAACTTCCCGTGTTTTCGGGATGCCTTTACGTTTACGGAAGCGGAATATACAGGGTTTCAAACATTGTCACCGACGGCACGGTATTGGATGACATTGACACGACGTATACGGTGCAGGAGGAAGTCGACGGCGTCATCAAGACGGTTGAGAAGAGGGCATTCGAGTTCGTATGTTCCTACAAATACGGCGAAGACCTCTTGAACATCACCAAAAATTTAATCATAAACGGCCTATACTACGATTCATATACACATAAATACCTTGGTGAATATCTGAGGTTCTACAAGGATTACGTCGGAATAGATTTGATGTCCATGTACAATTGCTACTGCGACGAGATGGTCAAGTCCATGGCGTTGAAATTCAAGGTCAGCACAAAAGACAGCACAACACAAGAAATCACAACAAAAGACATCGAGATGATAAACTCAAGCGAATCCGTCATCTATGCCGTCCCGGTCAGATTCTTCGAGGATTACACGATAGGAATCGACTGCAGCGGAACGGTTGAGATTGTGGCGGGGTTCTACGATAACGGAAAGATAGTCTCACTTCCTGGAAAAGAAGAGGAAAACGTCTACACTAAAACGTATATTAGGGAGTCGAACACGAGGATGTCGAGACCGGTTCTTTACAGTAAGTTGAAGGATTTCTCGTTCTCCGGAAGTTTGACCAAAACGCTATATCAGCACGAACACGTACTTAAGTTGTTCATTAAGGTCCCCACCACATTGAGGTCTTCGATAACCGTGTTGGAGGGTGACTTCTCCGAATTCGGCGAATTGAATTTCCCGGACGTCGAACACAAGGTGGACGGGCGGATGTGCTTGAACGACAAGGGATTGTCATTCAGGGTCCCCACGTTGGAACTTAACAATTACGAAACGCCAGACGGGGCGAAGTTCGAGAAGACATACTATTCGATGCCCCAGTTGTTATCCTACAATACGTATGTCAGCCATCCGTTTGCCGATAGGCTAATAGAATACATATTCGGAAACGTAATCAAGGACGACGACGAAATCAGGGATGACGTGGTCAGGATTCAGAAGAGGTTGCTTCAAAGATATTTGGAAGGAAAACTCGGGATGAGATACCCAAGCGGCCATTCAGGTGTGTGGGATACGAAACTGAGGAACATCTGCTATGAGATTGTCAGGAACGGAAGTTCCATGATTAATTCGAGAAGCGGAAGCAGATACGACCAGATTGGCTACGTCGACAAAGATGCCGAGAAGATTATCGGCGACTATAAGGAGGCATAACTATGGCATTTGATTTCATCAAAAACTATATTTATCTCTACCACACGGACGAATTCGTAATCCTCCCTTCGTACCCAGAGTCGATAACGGATTCGATGTCCTCCTCATTCGCGCAAGCGAACGCGTTGAGCAGAAGTGCCCCCGTGTTCTCATACAGCAACTCAGGTCCGAGAACCGTCCAGGTCACGCTCGATTTGCACAGGGACATGATGGACGATGTCAACATCGGTTATTCGAATCTGAAGATAAACGACGCGACCGGAACCGCTGTCAAAGGCGGAAACCTAGGCGACGATTATGTAGATGTCCTGATTAAGAAACTGCAATCGATTTCAGTTCCGAGATACATGGCCGATTCGTCCAAGACGGTCGAGCCACCGATGATTGCGGTAAGGTTCGGGGACGAGATATTCATCAAGGGAATCGTCAACGGTCCCATCGGCGTGACATATAAGAAACCAATCATCATGGTCAACGGCCATGAATCGAAATACGCCCAGGTGTCGATAAGTTTCACCGTCACCGAGGTTGACCCGTATGACGCACCCACAATCGGGCTTAAGGGTTCGTTCAGGGGATTGGTGTCTACGAACAACATCCTCAAGAACACACGCGACGGAAAGGACGCCAGGTAGGAGGTTCAGTCATGGATAAGTTAAAAGACAAAACGATGAGGTCTTACGACGCATTGTCGAGATACGCCGTCATCCCATATTATTATCACACTGAGGACGATAAGTTCATATATGGCCTCGAAAGGCAATTGGCGGTGAACGGAGTCGAATATGTCGACCACCACTTAATCATGGGAGACACGCTCGATTCGTTGGCCTTGCGTTATTACGGGAGACCGGACTATTTCTGGATTATAGCGGATTTCAACAGGATTCAGGACCCACTTGAACCGCTGTTGAAACCAAACAGGACGACCATCAGGATTCCAAGTCTTGGACAGGTCGCGTTTAAGTTTAATTAATTAGGAGATTACACATGGCGGATTCTGAACTTTGGAGAGGCGGGAATCTCGACCTGCTGTCAAGTGCGAGCAGGGTTGAGGTTCCATTTGTTCAAGTCACTATCGGTGACTATGTTTTCGGCGTATTCCAGCAATCCAGCCCCGAAGAGATAAGTTCAGATGGAAGGAAGTACAAATACGTTGGCGTGAAGTATCCCAACTTCATAACGTCGTTGAGCATCGTGAAGGTAAACGGCAAGGTAAACCAATACACCTTGGTATTGAATTACCCGATTCACGCAGGCGATGACCCGAATTTCTTTGAGAAGATATTCGGTTCGGTGAGCGAGACACGTCATATAAAATTCAGTTATGGCGATATGTCTGTCCCTTCCTATATTTTCAGGGACGAGGAAGCGATAATCACAGCCATCCAAACCCAGTTTTCCGCGATGAATTCGATAATCACATACACCGTTTCCGCGGTAAGTTCTAGTTTCCTGTCGACATCGACCAAACTTCCCCCAATCCATCCCGGCAGGGCAAAACCAACAGATGTCATATATCAGTTGCTATATGAGACCCCTGCCGCCGGTTTGCTCGAAGTGTTCCCGGGGATGTCGGATAAGAACACGTTCTTCAAGTGCATGGTAATCAACGGACAGGAGCAATCCGTCGTTTTGAAGGATTTGGGCGACTCCTCGGCATTCGAGTATCTATCATATCTCGTTTCATGCATCGACGATGGGACAGGTGCGGCATATGTGTTGCAGGTCGTCGATGACGTAACTGGCGATTACGGTGGCACGTATTTTAAGGTTGTTTCCATTGAAAACGGTGACGACTTCCAGACATATCAGATTGACATCGGCTATCCGTCTCAGAACATCGTCACATCGTTCTCCGTAAACAACAACGAGACGTATTCGTTGTTCTACAAATACCAAAACAGCATAAACGACGCTGAGTATGTCCAGAGGATAAACGACAATGGGGAACTGGAAAACGTATTCGCACCGGTAGCCACATCCGGGAATCCGTACAGGGAAACGTTCGCGGACGACGAAACCTGGTGGAAAAAGGCCACAAAATACCCAATTAGCGCGGAAATAACATTGAAGGGGTTGTTGAGGCCGGCAATCCTGATGACGAACGTAAGGCTCAACGTGTATTACTACGGAAGGAAGCACATCAGTTCCGGGTTGTACATAATCACGTCCCAAAAGGACCAAATAGACTCATCCGGATATAGGACGACGTTGACGCTAACGAGAATAGGAGAGGACAATAGTTCTGGTTCTGTTTACATTAACTAGAAAAATCCTGTATAATAATGTATGGTAGTTAAAGGATACGTAATAGGTAAGTCAAGTACTTACGACAATAAATACCTGGTAAGGATTCCGTTCTTCGAGTCACCCGGCATCGATTGCGGGACGGATTCGATATTCTCGTCCACATACGAATGTGCCGTATGTTACAATCCTGGGACGTTTGAGGGGTATAAGGAAAACGACTGCGTGTTCGTCGCGTTTGAGAACAACAGGAGGTCGTTGCCGGTGATAATCGGAAAACTGTATGTCAGGGGCCTTGAAGACGAGCCGGCGGCATATCAGCATAACGTGGATATGGAGGTAACGAATAAGGCGGTGCTTCCACAGAACACGTTGATAGGGGAGGTAACCGCCGATGACCTCCTAAAAGCCTTGAGGAAAATAGAATACCTTGAGGAGGAAATAGACAAACTGAAAGCGAGACTCGGCGAACATTGAGTGCTAAATTAAATGAGTGTAAGGAGACCTAAATGCTAACGTCAATAGAATTCCCGAAGATGTTCAAATCAAGTTCCACAAACGTCGTTTACGACGATTCTGCGACGATGCAGAACCTTTGTGCGTTGCTTGGTTCCGAGTCCGGGGATTTCAAGGGAGACCCGGCATTCGGGACTTCTGTAAAGAAATACATCTACGAGCAAAACGACCACCTTTTGAGGGACATCATAATCGATGAGATATACACGAAGATTACGGTGTTCATGCCGCAGTTGATTGTAAAGAGGTCGGACATACAGTTAGTTACGAACAGAAACGGAAGGTTGGCGACGATATCCGCGAACATCAGGGTAACGAACAGGCTAGACTTCACGACCAATATGTTTAACATCACGCTATTCACGGGAGAGGAAGATAACTAAACATGATTAACACAGAAGAATTGAACATCAGCAACAAGAGTTACATCAATAAGGATTTCCAGTCGCTGTATCCTGAGATTTTGTCGTTGGCCAAGAAGTTGTCTGCGAGATGGGACCCGCAATCGTCCAACGAAAGCGACCCCGGCGTGGTGTTGTTGAAATTGCTTGGCTTCATGGGAGACAAGTTGAACTACAACAGCGACAAGAACACCTTGGAGTGCTTCATGCCTTCCGCGACCCAGGAGTCATCCATGAGGAATCTCTGTGAGGCAAGCGGGTATAGTCCGAAGTATTATAGGTCCGCGACGACCAACGTGTCATTCATGTACACCGGTTCGAAGTTAAAAGGCACTTCGGATGCCATCGCGTTGAAGGCATTCGACACCGTCGTGGTGGACGTCGACAACTCAATCAAGTATACATTGGTAAAGGACTGCAGATTGACCGAAAGGTATAAATCGGTCTCAGCCTTGGCCATGGAGGGAACGTGCGTTTCTTTGAGCGTCGGCGGGAGCAATGTAATCCATCTAGAGAATTTGGATGACAACAACAGGATATACTTCCCCGAGAAGATGGTCGCCGAAAACGGCGTGTTCATTTTAAACGAAGGTGCCGATTCGGGAGACGAACATTGGGAAGCGGTGACTAACCTGAATACAGTGGAGCCGGGAAGTTACGTATATAAATTCGGATACGATTCCAGTCGTGGGCTTCCTTACGTGGAATTCCCCGACGACATCGCCAATCTTATTGAGAGCGGATTGTCAATCAGGTATTTCAGGACACTCGGCGTGAGCGGAAACATCAGGTCCGGTTTCCTGACGACGCTTTCATCACCGGGTAATCTATACTTGGAAGGTGATTCGTCAGTGCAGGTTTACCCGGATACGACTGAAGGTGGAGAAACTGTCGAAGGAACCGTTTTGGTTATCTCGAACCTCTCCGCTACATCGAACGGAAGCAATCCTGAAAGCATCGACGAGGCATATAATTCCTTCAAGAAGGTAGTCGGCACATTCGATACTTTGGTCACATGCAGAGACTATGCAAACGCAATCTACAATCTTGTTTCAGACGAAGGGCACGACGTCGTATCTAACGTTCAGGTGGCGGACAGAAGGACGGATATCAACTATTCTAATAACGTGGTTACCTTTACAAACCAAGGCGTAACCAAGGTTTCGAATACACAGAATACTACAATCACCCCGTTCGATTTGTGCTTGTATCCTTTGAATCCAATCACGACGTCATACACAATCGACACATACAATAAATCATTCAAGCCTTTGAAGGATTTATCAGACATCGAGGCCGGAATCGAGAGCAAGAAGACAATCTCACACACATATAAGAATGATACTACGTCATTGAAGAGTGACGACGTTTACCTCTACAAAAACTATTACACGCTGAATGCGCAATTGACCACTTCCTACAAAGTGAACGCATACGAGCAGAAGTCAATCCTCGAAAACGTCAATAAGGCCTTGTACGAGGCATTCAACGCAAGGAATGTCGACTATGGCTACGAGATTGACTACGACCTCATCTACGAGGCAATTTTGGGTGCCGACGCGAGAATCAAAAACGTTTCGATGCCCGAGCCCGAGCAACACACAGTAGTCATGACATACGACGGCAATGAGAGGCCTTTGTACAATTTGTCAAGCGGAGGCAGTTTCGATATCAGTGCATATACTAAATTGGCCGCAAAGAACATCCTGGCCGGAAGAATGTCATTATTTGATTATGACACGAGATTCAATTTCGAATTCGGTCAAACCCCAACGTTGTTCACCCCTGTTGGGGAATCGAGTGGACAGTTCCTGCACGATAAAATCGTTAAGATGACGCCCGAGGCAAAGATGGCAGTGTCCTCTTTGAAGACGGGATACAAATTGGGCGAAAACGAGGTCTTCCAGGCAATCGCCCCGAGTTTGGTCACAGAAGTCATTTTCCCCGCCTACGTCAACTACAGGTGGGATGGCAACGACATCGCAGATGAGACAGAACACAAGTTGGCCGGAACAGACGTTCTTTACATCGACAGAACGGACAGCAACGACAAAGACATCCTTACAATATACACGGCAACCGGAATCAAGACCTACAGCGTTTCCGACGAGGTAATCATCGAGGATAGCAAATCGGTTCACGTCGCGACGTTGGTCGGCCAGGAATACATATTGACGGATGGTGCCGAAAACATCTTCAAGCCAAGCGGTTTGGATTTGAAGCCTTGGGCGGAATACAGCACCACCAACAGAAGAAGCACGACAAAGTGGATTAAGGTCGAGGGAGTCACACTCGGATTCTATTCGCTCGGAACCAGCGAGGAAATCCAAAAGAGAAAGAGGGTCAAGTCGACTTTGACGTCATCGTCTCTTCCTTGCTACTGGATTACTAACAACCAAGACAACGCGTTGTTCACGGACAACGACAAGATTTACGATGAAGACGATAACTTCTTGGGATACCAAATCGTTTTGGGGGAGAACGAATACTTCATCTACTCCAATACGGCATTGACCGAGTTGGAGGTTTTAGGAAGTGGAACGAGATTGACGTTGAACTGCGTCGAAGAAGAGGACCTATCCACATGGAAGATTGCATCCGACGAGAAAATCGAAATCGAGGACATCAGCCAAAACGGACTCGCCGCATTCTCGCAATTCAACTGGAAATACAAGAACTTCACCGACACTCCGACTACAGCAGGTGAGAAGAACCTGACCATTGAGGAAATGACGATTTTGACTTTGGTCGAGGGCGACTCCATCAGATTCGTCGCAGGTTCAAGCCCGGCGACGTTTACTGGATACATCACCAATGACTGGAGGGACTTGCCTGACGGATACGAAATCGAATACACGGTCGGCGGAGAGACCGAGACTTTGCCTTCATATAGTTCAACCAACTGGAAATTGCGTTCGAGGTTGGACATCAACGCAGGTCCCGAATTAAGGCAGAAATTGAAGACGACCGATGCCTGCGAGCAATCGTTGACGCTCAGTTTACTTGACAGTTATACCACGGATTCGGCGGGAAACATCATCTCGGTAGTCACCAAAGACGTAAAGTTGACACAGACTGAATTCGTGTTCAACACGTTGATTCAATGCGGCGGAGAAAAGGATATCGATACATCAGTCACCTACTTGGACGGAAAGGTCGGATACGACGTATGCGCATACTCATTCAATTATGAGGCACCAAGTTATGTGGAAATAGTTTCCGGAGGGGAAAGAACCGTCACGTTGGAAAGGGAGTTATCTGGATACTTACAATTAGGTTGCAGAAACCTCAAGAAAACCTCAGGTGATTACGCAGTCATCGACTTGAAGACACCGGTCGAATACACAAGTTCGTCACCTGCGTCAAATACGGAGTTGATAATGTTTTTCTGGGAAAAACCGGTCGGCTCAACTGCGACCGTCTCCTTGACACTTCCTTCGGGAATGTACGCAAAGGCATATAATGACCCATCGTCTTGGACTGGCTCCTCATATGACTTGCACGCTGGAATCAACGTCATTCAGATTTACGGCGCATCCGGAACAATCGGACTTAAGATTAAGGTCGATGAGAATTCAAACGACTATTTGCAAATCAGCAAGATTAAGGTAACCAGCGGTTATAATAAGGCGTTGAACGGCGAAATCCTAACCGATGCGAGGATTGAGGCCAGCGACGGTCTGCTAAATTTATTGAGGGAATCGGGGACATGCGACGGCGTTGACCTATTCTACTATAACAACGACATCGACGCTTACTCGGCAATAGAGAGCAGTGACTTGTCGGACCCGTTGTCGATGTTCGATTCGAACAATCTGGCTAACAAGTTCACTCTTTGCCAAATAGACTTCTCGAATTCAAGTATCGAAATAGTGAGGACATCCAAGTTATAATTATGATTAAGACTTACAGACAGGTACCGGAGTACTATTACAACGAATCAAGGGACTTCCAATTCATTGGTCGTATCTTTGAGGCTGTCCTTAATCATTCTAAAACCGCGATAGATTGCTTGAAGAACAATCCGTTGTCAAGGGATTCAGACCCGAGGTTGTTGGACTTGGTGGCAACCACGTTCGGGTTTGAGTCAAAGCATCCATATGACGTTAACGACCTTAAGGCACTATGTAATTCGTTTGCCTCAATCCTAAGGATAAAGGGCACGAAGAAGGCCATTGAGGACTGCGTCAGGGTTTTGCTTAAATCGCAAAACATCAACGAAAAATTCGATGTTATCATTCAAACGGACATTCTTAATGGAGATGATACCGTGTTCGATAGGAGTGTTACCATTTACGTTCCAAGTTCAGTTGGGGACATCGCCTTGTTGGAGGATATGTTGGACTATGTATTACCGGCTGGGTTCACTTATGAAATCGTTACCGCAACCGTCGTAAAACAAAAACCTGTTACGGATATTGGATACGCCGCAGAAATCAACTACTCAGGCAATATATCAACTCCTCAACTCGGTAGCGTCACCCGCGGAAGAGTCACGTTGTCCGAGGACGAAATAGAAAATGCGGAAAACGCAGACGCCGGAATCACGGACAACACCGCAGTTATCCGCGGAAATGAGCAAATAGTGGAGGAAACGCAATGAAGAACGCAATCGTATCTGAAAACAATCTCGGATATTCCGGGGTAGTCGATATAAAACTGGTGAGGGGTGACAAGGTGATAAAGCACGTCACCGCCAAGAATGCCGGAAGGCTTCCACTATTCACCTTCATAGCGAAGTGTTTGGCCGGAAACTTCTCGTCCGGACAATATGACGCCGCACCTAAGTTCCTGATGATTGGATTCACAAATAACCCGTCGTCGATGAGCGGGGCAGAGGCTGTATCGTTGACACCAATTCCGTACACCGAGGTCGGGACAACCACGTCACCATCCGGACAGGATGACGAATACAGTGTTTGCACATATAAGTTCGTCGTACCGTTCTCAACCGTTTCATCCGGTGCAAAGATAAACCACCTGAGGCTATATAATTCAAATGCTAGGTGGGACGATTTGAGTGGCTGTTGCGCCTGGGTCACGTTGTTCGATGAAGATGGAGCATTCGACAATATTGAGGCAGACGGAAAATCAAACATAATCCTAACGTGGTCGTTAAGGGTTTCAAATAAATAAGGAGATTGCACATGAAAATTAAGAGCGAACACATCCAAGTATATCCTACGGCGTTTAGGGACAAAGTAGGAACCAGTAATTACAATCCCGAATCAAGGCTCAATACAGAATTCAACCTAACGAACAGGTTCAGGCTCTTAGGTAATGACAACTATGCGGCCGTAGGAAGCAAATCCGGAAGTTTCGTGGTTTCTTGGAATTCGACGTCAAAGGTTTTGATTTTCCTGATTCACGGATACTATTTCAAGGCAACGTTGAGCGCAAGCGATTATTCAGACTTATTCTCAGACCCATCGAACGGCGACACCATTTGGGGTCAAATCCAGGTTTTGCCATTCACGAATGACGAAGGCTCGAACACGAAATACAAAGCATTCACGTTGGTCAGCACTGACGCGTCAGGTTCAACCACAACAGGTGCGCCGTTGGATAACATCTCCGGCGACGTCGCGAAGTTCGGAGGCGTCGCAATCACCAGGGGAACCCAGCCGATGGCAGCCAGCACGAAATATACGTTGGCATTGTTGGAATACAATTCCACATCATCTAAGTGGGAAATCCCAGAAAAATCGAAACTGATTCTTCCTTCTTCTGCCGTCAAGAACACAGACGGAAGCCCAATCCATAGAAAATTCACAACTGACGAATTAAACGTTGCCGGTGTTACACTTAAGGCTGGACAATACCAAGAGTATCCATTGGAAATTTCCGGTGGAACATTAGTTGGGGGTGACTTTGATGTTATTGGAGATTTAACAATCAACGGTTCTGGGGAAGTATCAAGAGACTTACAGGTACGCGGTGGTTTGGATGCCCAGGTAGCAACCATTGGTGACAATTTAACTGTCGATGGAGATGGGTATGTCAGAGGAGGCTTACAGGTAGGTCAGAATTTGACGGTAGATGGCCATATAGACGCGGGCTCAATATTAGCGGCAGACGAAATAACCACAGACGGCAGAATAGAAGCAGGCTCAATAGCAGCGACAGGGCCGATAACCACTGAAGACGAAATAGAGGCAGGCTCAATAACCGCGGAAGGCCTAATAGAGGCTGGCTCAATATCCACACCAGGCAACCTAGAAGCGGGCTCAATCATCAGTGATGCAAATTGCCTTGCTCGTGGGAATTTCGTTTTGATGCCTGGAAATAATAACAACAATAAGATTAAAGCACCTTCGACTGCGGCGGAAAGGGAGTTCACTCTTCCTGAGTTGCCAGAGGAATATGACCCGGATACAGGTGCACCAATTTCACCAAGAACAGGCACATTTGCCATGGTCGGTGATTTCCAAAACCATAATATCTATCTTGGGTATGATTTGATAAAGAGTTGGAAAGGAAATGAGGTAGGAGACGCATATATCCCAAAGGTTAATTATGTCAAAATTAATGGCGAGGCTTTTAGTGTTCCATATTCCAGTACGAATAATACTCTTGATTTGAATCAAAAAATAAATGTATATTCTGAATTAATCGGGTCGACACATTCTAAATATGTCACGTATGATACTACATTGTCGGAATTATACTCGAAATTGTCTGAGCAAGAGAAGAATTCTGGGGCCGCAAATATTCCAAACTCGACAGTTCCGTTCGTCGTTGTCATAAGAGATACGGCATCAACGACCATTGCTGCTGCTACGCCGAGGGTGTTTCTCTGTAGGTTCGGATTATCAAAAACAGTATCGGCGTCTGGAAATAGGTCTCCCGCATTTATTTTCAGCGAGTTGTTGTTTAATACTATATCATCGGGACATGAGAGCATGGATGTGTACTCGGTTGATTATGATGGAAGTCAAGTAACAGGTTCTAAAATTGGACTTATATTGATTGGCAAAAAATATAACCCTGGAATTCCCGTGCCTAGGGTGTTTACGGCAAATCCTTTCGATGGGTCTTGGTCATATGTTGACAAAATTAATGAAGTCTATGGCAATTATTTGATTGATACTGGACCGTTTGATGGTTTTGTAGACATGGGTTCCTCCTCCGGTTCGGGTGCAACGTTCGAGTTTGTTCTTGTAATAAGGAGAAATGGAGTGGGCCAAAGTTGGTATAACCCACATCCAGCCATGAGTCATATTATTCCACTCGGAACATTTTCTGTACCGCCGTCACATGTCCTTCCTGATACTATATATGGGTCCGGGGAGAATGGAAGATTGAAGTGTTATGGTGCTTATATACCGGAGTTCGGTGGAACAGGGTGTGATGTAACTTTTGGTATTGAATACCAATATTCAGGAAGTATTAGTGGAAGTGGAACTGGCCTGGTATTATACGCACATACGCCATCTTCCCAATCGGCTGCCCCTGTGGGCTCACCGGAGACGGTAAATTTAACCAATTTAATAGATACATCAAATTCACATATTGATGCCAATAAACCCTATATTCTATATTTTAGAAAATTGGGCAAACCTGTATACTGGTAATACACAATACGAATAAAATATATTTATATTTTATCTTAAAATCCTGTATAATATATCAGAAAGGTATATAAGCAGGATTTTTAATTATCATGGAAACAAAAGGAATCATCAAATGCCCTTATTGCGGAGCCGAATACATGCCCAGCGAGGTTTACTTTCCGGAGGACCTTTTGGACGGTGCCTTCGACATAACCAAATCGGAATCTGGCAAGATAGAACACACGTTGGGCGAAATGCCGAAGTACGAAGAGGAATACACTTGCGATTACTGCAACCACACGTTCAAGGTCGAATGCCATATGGGGTTCGTCACCGATAAATGCGACATCCACGATTTCGAACACGATTACAAATCACCGGTCTTCAACGAAGACAGAACGGAATTGAAGGAAGAAAATGATTAACCTAACGGTAGCGAAACCGATGAAGGTAAGTGGCAGATACTCGGTATTTGTCACCTTTTCCTTTAGGCAGGACATAGTCAATTACCTGAAGTCATTTAGGGTTTCATATTACCATCCGGAACTCAAGGCGTGGGAACTCCCTCTTCTAGAACTCGCCGACATGATTGACTATTTCTCGCATATCGACGACGTCGAACTTAAGGTACTCGAATACGATGACGAGAGGGAAGAGCATGAACTGACGCAGGACTACAAGTTGAAACTCTCCAAATACCAGGAGGAGGGAATCAAATATGGACTTGGTTCTGACAAGTGGCTGTTGCTCGATGAGATGGGCTTGGGTAAGACGGCCCAGATGATAGGCCTGGCACGCGAGTTGAAGGCCCAGAGGGGGATTTCCCACTGCTTGGTGATTTGCTGCGTCAACACGCTTAAGACGAACTGGAAGAGGGAAATAGAGAAACACAGCGACGAGACGTGCGTGATTCTCGGCGAAAGGGTGACTTCGACGGGCTCAGTGGTCTACGATTCAATCGAGAAGAGGGCCGAGCAACTCAAGAACCCAATCGACGAGTTCTTCATCATCACGAACATAGAATCGTTCAGGGACGAAAGGATGATTAAGGCGTTCAAGAAGTCCAAGAACAAGATTGACATGATTGTCGTCGACGAATGCCATAAGTGCAAGGATTCCGAATCACAGCAGGGCAAGGGGTTGCTTAAGTTGGATGCCAAATACAAGATTGGATTGACAGGAACCCCGATGCTCAATAAGCCGACCGATTTGTTCGTGCCTCTTAAATGGACCGACAACGATTCAGCCACGCTGGGGACGTTCGAGGCCCAGTATTGCGTCTACGGCGGCGTAAGCGGACACGAGGTCGTTGGATACAAGAACCTCGATTTGCTTAAGGACGAGTTGGATTGCTGTTCGCTCAGAAGGACGAAGGATTTGCTTGATTTGCCGGAGAAAACGGTAATCAACGAAATCGTGGACATGAACGACGACCAGGCGAGGTTCTACTCCGATGTGTGTAATGGTCTCAAGAGGGAAGTGGATAAGGTCAGACTCCACCCAAATAACCTGTTGTCAATGATTACCAGGCTGAGACAGGCGACGGTCTGTCCAACCATCTTGACCACGAACAACATAAAGTCGAGCAAGGTAGAGAGGTGCATAGACCTGATTGAGCAGATAATCGCCCAGGGGGACAAGGTGGTCGTGATGTCCACGTTCAAGGAGCCGTTAAGCATAATCGCAGACAGGCTTAAGGATTATAAGCCGCTGTTGTGCACAGGCGACGTCAAGGATTATGAAATCGAAAGGAACATAACCCAGTTCCAGGGGAATCCCAATAGCAAAATCATGCTTTGCACTTGGCAGCGTATGGGCACCGGTGTCACGCTTACCGCCGCGTCATATATGATTCATTTGGATACCGCGTACACATCCGCGTTATTCGAGCAGACGTGCGACAGAATCCACAGAATCGGGCAGAAGAACCCGGTGTTCATATATAACTTAATATGTAAGGACACCGTCGACGAAACGGTCGCCGAATTGGTAGCCAGGAAGAAGGCATTGAGTGACTTCGTCGTGGACGACAAACTCGATGACGAGTCGTTCCAGGTTCTCAGCAGATACGTTCTAGGCCTGTAATAGATTGCTAAATTTATTGACTCGTTTATTTTATTGTTGTATAATAGGGCAGGAGGAATGAACCATGGCAAAGAAAAACAGGAAGGCCGAAAACGAAAGTTACAACCTTAACGAAATCGATGAACAGGTCATCCTCGAAGAAGACGGTTACGTATTGACCGAGACTCCGTCGGGGGATGATTTTTCGTTGTATGTTGTATATGACGACAAATGGAATTACATCGGAGATTTCGACGATAAGGCTTTGACCGAAAACGAAAAACTGAGAATCAAGGACACGAGCGTCTACAAGGAGTTCAGGAGAATCGTCGATAACTCATCTAAAGACGACGATTGGTTGGACGATGAGTATTTCCTTTCATACGGTTATGGAGACTATTCGTACAAACCGAAAGAGAAGTCTCCGGAGGAAATCGAGGCCGAGAAGAAGAAGGAAAGGGAACTCATCGAATCCCTTTGCAAATCTGATACCTTGGTCATCCACCTTTCGGACCCGACCACCAGGATGTTGGACATCATCTACGAGGGCCGCGGATGGGACGAATACCACAAATCATCTTGGAACGGCGGATTAAGCAAGGAAGGAATCCACGAACTCATCAAGAGACATGACAAGATTCTATGCCTGGGGCACGGAAGCCCTTCCGGACTCATCGGCGGGAACATCGGTGTCGACGAGGTTCCGTTGCTCAAGGAGAAGAAGGTGTTCGCACTTTGGTGCTTCGCCGCCACGTTCTTCAAGAGAAACGGATTCGAAGGCTACGGCGTGTTCTGCTCCGACAACTGCCCGAGCGAAGTCCACGAATGCAGATACGCCTGCAATGCCGAGGTCAGCGCGGATTGGATTTACAACAACATGGTCTATCTGAGCGAATGCCTAAGGGACGTCATCGACATCACATGGGACAATCCCCAGGAGGCATGCAGAAGGGCCAGGGAAGCCTATCACAAGTCATATGACACCTGTGAGACCGACGATGAAAGGGCCGTCGTAGAATTCAACACGAACACACTTCAGGTTGTTTAATTGTTTCATTTCGTGTATAATATATGCGAATATCGAAAGGAGACGTTTATGACGGCACAGGCTATTTGGCAGCCAAAATTCAGCACAAGGGAAGTCCTTGTTGCCAAGACGTCCGTTAGGGACGGAAAAAATTATCTGTTCTTCTGTTGCGACAGAAACCACACGTCACTCTATTCCTATGACGGAACAAGGGTGAAGAACGAAGGCAGACTATGTTCCAACGGGAAAATCGTATGCTATGCGTTCAGCCTCGATTGGCTCAGCGACGAGGGAGACCTCCCAGATGAATTGGTGAAGATTAGGGAGAGGGAGTACGCGAAGTACAAAAGGAAGTTCGCCTCAAAGTAGACTTACTCGTCCGCTAAATTAAGTGCACACAGGAGAGTCACCACAACACGCCTGTCGTGTTGTTATAACACACACTTATAGTTTATGCACAAAATCATATGGCATGTGCTGTATTTTGTTAACGCCTTGTGTGAAAGAAAGAGGAGAAAAGATGTTCAACGAAGAGGCTTTTATGTCGGATTTGGTCCTTGGTATGACCAAAGGGGAACTTAGGAGTTATTCAGATGCAATCGAGGCCTGTGAGAGCCTTGAGTACAAAGATAGGAGGAAGACGATGGACAAGGTAGTGTTTTACCATCAGGCGAGTTGCGGCCAATGCAGAACCATTGAGTCGCTGCTCAACCGTTCCGCAATCGATTACGAGAGCGTGACGGATATCGCGGAAATGCAAAAGAGGGGAATCCTTCACACGCCGACGCTGGAAGTCAACGGTGAGTTATTGACCGGAAAACCGATGATTGACTACATCAACGGCAGAAAGGGCATGTAATTATGGATTCACGGACAATCGCAAGAAAACTCAAATTCATTGAGGAATATAAGTCGGCGAAGAACGCCGCAACAGGGTCCAAGTTCGATTCAAACGCGAACGTTACCCAAAAGAACATCGCAACGTTGCAATGCGAATTAGGCAAGAAGGACATCATCGACCTAAGAAGGACAATCACCTGCAACTATCTGGAAAGGGACTTCGGAAAGGAAATCTCGGACAAATACCTAGAGGACCTAAGGAACCACATCATCTACCAAAACGACGAGTCTTCCCTATTCCCGTATTGCGCAAGCATATCGCTGTATCCTTATCTAAGGAACGGCCTTAGGGACTTGGGTGGCTCAAGTTCGGCACCTACGCACGCAAACAGTTTCATCGGCGGAATCATAAACCTATTGTTCTTGGTGGCCGGTCAGTTCGCCGGTGCCGTGGCAATCCCTGAGTTCCTCACCTACTTTGACCATTTCCTACGTCTCGACTACGGTCAGGATTACATCGAGCACCTTGACGACATCGTCGAGAGCGTGGGTGAACATAAATTCACGTTGAAGCACAAAATCGAGGATTGGTTCCAACAGTTCGTCTATTCAATCAACCAACCGGCCGGTGCGAGGAACTACCAATCCCCGTTCATCAACATCGCGTATTTCGACAAATACTATTTCGAAAGCATCTTCAAGGATTTCTTCTTCCCCGACTTTGATATGCCGTGCTGGGAAACCACCAAGGAATTGCAGAAGTTGTTCATGAAATGGTTCAACAAGGAAAGAACCAGGGAGGTTCTAACGTTCCCGGTCGAAACCGCGAACATCCTCGTCGAGAACGGAAAATACAAGGATGAGGAGATGGCCGACTTCTTCGCCGAGATGTGGTCTGAAGGGCATTCGTTCTTCATGTACCAATCTGACTCAGTTGATGCCTTGGCATCGTGCTGCAGACTCAGAAACGAGGTCGAGGACAACGTGTTCTCCTATACGTTGGGGGCCGGTGGCGTCGAGACCGGTTCGAAGTGCGTCGTCACGTTGAACATCAACAGAATCGTCCAAAACTGGGACAGGGAAGGCAGAAAGGTCTCGCTCAGCGATTACCTCAAGCCAATCGTCTCCAGGGTCCATAAATACCTATCCGCCTGGAACTCGAAGATTTGGGATGACTTCGAATCAGGGATGCTAACGGTATACACCGCCGGGTTCATCGATTTGGATAAGCAATTTCTCACGGTTGGCGTCAACGGATTCATCGAGGGTGCGGAATACCTCGGAATCAAGACCGACCCAAACGACGAGGGGTACAGGCAATTCGCAAGGGACATCCTCGGGACAATCAAGGCCGTCAACACGGCGGACAGGGACGCACACCACAGATACAACACAGAATTGATTCCTAGCCTTCTAAAATAATTTGTGGGAATCTAAAATCGACTCTAATATACGGCGAAACCCTTGACGAAGGCAACGCCTAGGAAGATAAGTTCACCTACAACGACTGAATGAGCCGACTACACATGATGTGTAGATGCAACAGTCTAACCCCCAAACATAACGCATCAAGAGAAATTGGGGAGGAGAGGTCAAGTGTAAAGACACTTTAAAGAAGCACCTTTCCCGCTGATTAAACAATCAGTCATAAAGTAATAGCAAGGCAGAAAACGCAGGTGCCAAGTTGTATAAATGGGACAAGGAAGACGGATACGTCGTCAACAAGAACAGGAACCTATACAATTCCTACTTCTATCCCGTCGAGGACAAATCCATCAGCCCGACCAAGAAGTTCTTCTACCAGGGAAACGGGTTCGCCACAGAATGTGATGGCGGAGTCGCGTTGCATTGCAACCTCGATAGCCATCTGACCAAGGCGGCCTATAGGAAACTAATGGACGTCGCTGTAAAGGCCGGGTGCAATTACTTCACCTACAACATCCCGAACACGATTTGCAACGAGTGCGGACACATCGACAAGAGAATGCTCCACGAGTGCCCGAATTGCGGTTCCAAAAACGTCGATTACGCGACGAGAATCATCGGTTACCTCAAGAGGGTTAGCAACTTCAGCCAAGTCAGGCAGGAAGAGGCAGCCAAGCGTGCCTATGCCCACTACTCGGACGAAGACGATGCTAAATTAAGTGATTGACGGTATATCAAATAAGTGATATACTGTTGTCATCGAGGAGGAAGGCTGACCTTCTCGTAAAAAATAAAAAATAGCCGTTGACATCCGGTTATGCCTCTGGTATAATTGGTGATGTAAGGTTGAGGGACACCTATCCGGACTTCGTGAGCCGGACCAAACGTCCCTCCCTCCGCCGGGGTAACGAGCGGGGGCTGTCAGTGCGAGGCGAGACTGACTATAACCGGATTAAATTCCGTGTCCCGGGCCACTTGGGTGAATGTGGCTTAATCGCGATACGGCAGGAGGATACTCTTGTTGTATTTGCATATTCGGAGGGTGTTATGGGTAAGTCTGATTGCATATCGGAAAAGGAACTGTTCATAAACGCTTTCGGAGAGGTCCCGGAATCCATCAAGGAAATGTTCAGGGATTGCGACGATGCGTTGACCGAGAGTTTTTCGAATGCGGCGGACTTATTCGGGCATCTTGAGAAACACGTCCTGACGAACATCTCCAGGAGAGACGGGACCGTGGATTGCGAGAAGTTCGATTTCGGAGACCCGAAGTTCCCACCGATAGGAATCACACCCGAGAGCGAGGTCGACGTGTCGGTAAGCCCAACCAGAATGAGGCAAATGAGCGAATACAAGGCAAACGCTTTGGAATTGGCCGAATATCTTCCAACCGGAGATTCAAAGGACAGGTTCGGCCCCGTAATCGGGTGGGTGACAGAACATGACGGCAATGAGAGGTTCATCAAGATAAGAAGAAGGGCCAACAGGAAGTACAACATCCCGGCCGCCAATTCACCGGACGGCAGGGAAATCCCGGTTGGCAACACATTCTGCGAGTTCGTGGCATACGACGTCAGGGACGGCCAAAAGGACATCAGGACATATTTCCTATCGCACTCAAGGAAGAAGATAGAGACGGAACTCGCCAAGTTCATCAGGGAGTTGCCTGCGTCAGAAACCCAGGTCGTCAGAAACGACCCTGAGGTCAAGGCGTTCTATCTGAATTCCGACACGGGAAAACTCGAGATTGCCGACATGCCCGGTTCGGAGGCGAGAAGGCTGCACTCGCAGCAATTCCTCCCGAAGATGGCGAACTCAATCTCCAAGAAGATTTACAAGATAGAGGGAGAGTTGGAATATCCTCCGAAAAACAATAAAAGCCAAGCGTACTTCATGATGCTTGAGAATGAGTACGGGGTCGACTTCGAAGGGAAGATTCCTGAGGTTCTCAGGGACCTAAGCGACCAGGAGTTGTCCGACGAATTCATCAGCAGTTTCATGAAGATGTACGGAGTTAGCAAACTAAGGCTCGATTCAGAAGAAAAGATAGCACAGGCCCTTAACGACGTAATCGATTATCTTGATGGCGATTCCACGTCACCGTTCGATTCGGATGCGTTGAGACCGCTTCTCGAAAGATTCTCCAAGATAGAGGCTATGTCCTACCTAAGGGGAATCGAATAACGATATCAACGAAAGGAAATTCTTATGCTCAAGGATATATGTACGGAAGACTTAAACTTAAAAAATAAAGAAGAAGAAAATGAATCCCTTGGTAAACCGCTTAAGTACTATGATGTAGCAGTTACATTTGCGGAGTTTCCCGATGAAATTACGCTATGTGTAAATATTACAGGGTGTGTCTGTCACTGTTCCCAGTGCTCTGAGCCTTGGTTGAGACCCTATGTTGGTACATTATTAACAAATGAGGAAATCGACAAACTGATTGCTGAAAATCCCGGAATCACGGTGTTCGGCCTGATGGGCGGCGACAGCGACCACAAGGACGTCGTTAGAATCGCCAAGTACATCCACGGCAAATATCCCGAACTCAAGGTCGGGATGTACAGCGGCAGGGAGTTCTTGGGCATGGAGTTGCTCGAAAACCTGGACCTTTACAAAATCGGCAGATGGATTATGCCGAAGGGACCGGTCGAGGAATGGCATCAAACCAACAACGGCGTGTTGCAGTTCCCCTGGAGCAACCAACTCCTATTCGAGAAGAAGGAAATCAACGGAGAACTCGTCTGGATGAACGTCACACATAAATTCCGCAAGGAAAAGGTTGGCAATCCGGCGAGGTTCATAATCACCGCGGAAGACAACAAGGACTAAGAAAATCAGGGTGTCGATTGAAAATGATTTGACACCTTTTTCTTTTTGATATATACTATAGACGATAAGCCGGATTAGTTCAGTGGCAGAACAAGGGCTTCGTAACCCCTAGACACCCGTTCGATTCGAGTATCCGGCACCACACTTAAACCCTTGAAAGGAAACCATCGTTATGGAAATCAAGAGAATCCTAGGAACAGCCTACCTCTGCAGCAAGTTCGTCAACCACGACGGGACATTGGTGTCAGACCACCCGCTTTACCTTTTCGAGACAGACGTCCCCAACATCGCATTGGCCGTCATGTTCACATCGAAGACCAACCCATTCACCACCCATTGGCGCGACGGAAACGATTTGAAGTTCGTATGCTGCAGCGACCACATCGGGGAGATTCCCTCGATGAAGGTCTTCCAGGCCGAAATCTATCTCGTTAACATGGCCGACAGGAACCTCAAATACAGCGAGTACAGGTTTCGGAACTTCCTCTTCAACGCCGACCTTCTGAAGGCCCTTAAAAACGCCCTGAAGGAGGGTTTGTGCACAGGCTGCGAATACGGAATCAAATCCGTGCATAGTTATGATGCAAAGGACGACGTTTCCGACAAGTGGGAAATCATGAAATTCCTGCTCTCATTCGTCGAGTCAATCGTCTCGGCCTGCTCATATGCAAAGCACTGTCCGGAGTACGGCCCGGTCAACACCGCCTACGACGAGGTCAAGAAAATCAGAAACGAATATAGCGTCAAATACAACAACAGGAAGGTTTTCGACCAAAGACACAAAAAATGACTTGAATATGGTTTCGGTCGGTGGTATAATCATCGACGTTGAAAGAAGGAAACAACAATGAAAATCGAAACCATGACAATCAAGGTCGACCCGACCAAACTCAGGAACGAGATGCACTTCGATGTGCAACGTTCCACCCGCATGCACATCTTCCGCGACCGCACTGTCTACAGCCGCAAACAAAAACACACCCAGAATCTAAAATATTGCTACTAATCCAAATTTCGGTGTATAATAAGTATGACCGACTTGAAAGGAGGGCCATTATGGGAGAGATGTACCAAGTAATCTCGGACGTCAACGAGTTGAAGTGGTTTTACGACCACGTCATCCAAAAGCCACAGGTAAACGAATCCTATTCCATGGTGTTCGTGTCCAGGCATAAGAAGTTGACCAAAGAGGAACAGGCCACTTACGGTCTCACCAGAAAGGAATCGGAATTCCTTGCGACCCAATCCGTCAGGTTGGGCAAATTCAAGGACGCACTTTACATCGACGAGGATAACAACTGGACCTTCGAGGGTTTCCTCAAAAGGGTCAGAAGGTTCAACGTCGATAAGTATGCGTATACCACTTCCCTCGGTGAACCGCTCCCCGAGAAGACGCTCTCCGTCATCTTTTACGTAAATCCGTGCGACGACATCAAGGTTGCCGATGCCATCGTGACCCAAATCAACGACGTCAAGACGGCAATCTGCAAGGCGATGCTAGGTGGGAAGACAACGGCCGATAACCTACAGAGTTACCAGTTGTTCGGCAATCTAGAAAACAACCTAAAGCACTTCAAAGCCAATTGCAAGGGCTCAAGATATTGGATGGACTTCGATATCGACGTTCCGTCCTGGTTCAAGGACCCAAAAAAAGGCACCCGGTTCCAATCCGACATATTCGTGTCATACGAGCGGCAGTTGAGGAACCTCCTCGCCAACACATTCCGCAAAGGCAATTACGTAATCGTAAGCACCAGCGGCGGATACCACGTGTTGGTCAGAACCTCGGCAATCCGTGCGAATCCCCACTCATTCTGCAAAGAGGTGGCCGGAATCTACGAAGACGGAATCGCGGCCGGGGAGGAACCATACGTTGACGATAAGGGAACGCCCAAGTTCGAGTGCATCGTCAACGATTCTCAAATCCCAGGATTGCCATTGCCAGGTACGTTCCAATACGGAAGGCCGGTAACCGTAATCAACAAGGAGGATTTTCAATAATGAAATTTTTAGGAAAAGAAGTAAATGCTGAAAAATTATTAGCAGAAATTGAATTTGTTTTGGAACACAGTAATACAACAACTGGTAAAACTTCAACTGGTAAAACTATCATCACTGATTTTGGCTATGTTGAAGGTTTCTTTAATGAATTATTTTCCAAGGAGGACTTCGAATGATGGTGTTCCCGCATTTCAGTTCCCCAATCATCGATTACGAGGACATCGCGTCATGCGAAGAGACCAGGACGCTGATGCTAACCGACAAAAAGCACTTCAACATATTGGGGACAATCAGGTTCCGGCACAAACGATATGTCTTCATCCCAAGGGACGGAGTCGAACTCACGTCGGCCATGTTGGACGACATAAAGTGGGTAATCGACAGACTCATGGACTGGAGGAAAGGAATCTTATGAAAGTAGTCAAAATAAACGACGAAATGGTCTTGTTCGACAACGGTTACAAAATCACGTATGACCATGACCAGGATTGTTGCGAATGCAACTATGCCGACTTCGAGCAATTGCGCGACACCGGCATCGAGAAGGAAGACTTCTCACCGGACCTTATCTTTGTGGGGGTGGGCGACTACGGGTTCCGATTCGGTAACCCCGGCAAGATGTATTACGTTCCTTGCTATTCCCAGCAGAATGGCTATTACACATATGCTGTGGACATCTATTACAACAACAAGTTAATGTTAAACCTATCCGGCGAATGGATTGAAGGTTAAGGAGGAAAACAAAAACAATGAAAATCGTCAATACCGGAAACGTCTATCGAATCTACGATGACAATCTAAGGACATACGACCAACTTCCGCCACAAACGTATATCGTGCGTTTCAGCCAGTTCTCAGGTTTCTACCTCGAATTGAAGGAAGACATCAAGGTCAACGAAAAGATTTACGGCGTCCATGCCCAGAAGGTCGACAAGGTCATGAACTCATTTAAGAAGTTCAATCGTAACCTCGGCGTCATCCTCTCGGGTGCGAAGGGCATCGGCAAGTCGGTTTGCGCCAAGTTAATCGCCGAACGCGCCGTCTCCGAAGGCTATCCGGTCATCACCGTCAACGAATACGTCAAAGGCATCGCTGACTTCCTCTCCGAGATTCAGCAGGAGGTCGTAATCATCTTCGACGAGTTCGACAAAACCTTCGTCTCAAAACGCCGTGGGAACGACGAGGACCCAGCCGACGCCCAGGCCGAATTGCTCACCCTATTGGATGGCATGGAGCAGGGCAAGAAGATGTTCATCGTCACCTGCAACTCGCTTGAGAAACTTAATGAGTTCCTGGTCAACCGTCCCGGCAGATTCCACTACCATTTCAGATTCGGGTATCCGAATCCCGCCGAAATCCGTGAATATCTGCAGGACAAACTCGACAGGAAGTTCTGGGGTGAAATCGACAAGGTAATCAACTTCAGTTCCAAGGTCGACCTAAACTACGACTGCTTGCGTTCAATCGCCTGGGAATTGTCCCAAGGCTACACCTTCGAATCAAGCATCCAGGACCTCAACATCATCAACATCGAACGCGAGAGATACAAAATCCAGGTCGTGTTCAGCGATGGCACCAAGACCCAGACCCGCGAGCAATACCTCGACCTCTTCGATTCCGATTCCGAAGTCGAAGTCGAGTTGAAGTATATGAACAAAGGTTCCGTCTACGTCACGTTCAACCCAATCCACGGCAATTACAACACGACCCTCGGAGCAACCGTCGTCGACGGAAGCAAGGTCAAGGACGTCCAGTGGTATCTCTACAACGACGACAACGATATCGATGACGACGACACCGAGATTGAGAAGGCCAAGAAACGCGAGGAATCCGCGGAGAACGAACGTATCAAGGCACTTCACGTCGAATACATCGTCATCACCAGAAAATACGACAAGAACATCCACTACATGGTCTGATGGCCATGTGGTGGATTGTCAGAGGAGGACACACGAATGTTCAGAAAGAGTATTAATTTATTGAAGTCCATAACGGACAGAGATATAGTTAGCAGCCTTGCGGACATGGCGTGTGTCTTTTCCGAATCCGATGATGAATTGTATTTGGTTGGCGGATGCGTCAGGGACTTGCTCTTGGGCAATGTTCCGGCCGATTACGACCTCTGTACCAACCTCAAACCGGACGAGGTCAAGTCGTTATTGGGCGAGGCCGAATTCACGGAGGATGGGAAGACCATCAAGAGATACACGTTCATCGATACCGGCATCAAACACGGAACCATCACCGTCCACGACAGGATGTATGACTGGTTCTTCGAAATCACAACCTATAGGGTAGATGGAAAATACACCGACGGAAGGCATCCTGACGAGGTCACGTTCGTCCCGTCCCTGGAAGAGGATTTGTCGAGGAGGGACTTCACCGTCAACTCCTTCGCATACGACATCTCAAGTGAAGAAGTACTTGCGTTGGAGGAATCATTCTTCAACGATTTGGAGTATGGCATCATACGCTGCGTGGGAGACCCCGTGAGGCGTTTTAACGAGGATGCCCTAAGGATGTTAAGGGCCATTCGATTCATGGCCAAATTGGGCTTCTCCATCGACCCGCAGACGTATTTAGCAATCTCTGCCTGCGCACCTTTGATTCAGAAGGTGTCCAAGGAGAGAATCAGGGATGAGTTGACCAAGACGTTGATGAGCGATATGCCGGAAGTTCTAGTGTACGTTGTCCTTACCGGACTTGAGCCGTTCCTATTCGACGGGATGACCCCACTCGGAGACATGCTTCGTTGCGAGCACGGGAGCAAGTGGCATTACACGGACGTGTTCCACCACACCATCGACGTCGTAAAAGGCGTCCCCAAGGTGTTCGAATTGAGGTGGGCGGCGTTGTTACATGACACCGGGAAGCCGGCAGTCAAAACGCCTAAGGACGACGGCTCCGGCGAATATAGTTATTATGACCATCAATACGAATCCGAGAAAATAGCCTTGGATTTGATGGGGATATTGAAATTCTCAAACGAGCAAATCGAAAGGATTTCCACATACGTCAGATACCATGACGTCGAGTTGGCCAGGTGCAAGATGTCTAAATTCAAAAAGGCATTGAACGAAATCGGGGTAGACAACTTCCTCGAATTCATGAAGTTGCGTCGAGCCGATGCCACCGCCCATAACCTCATGGTTGACGTCAGATACGCAATCTACAACATAGCCACGTGCTACGGGAGATACAACGAGGTAATCACCACCAAACAGCCGCTTACGTTGGCCGGGTTGGCCGTCGACGGGTATGTCCTGATGGACCTCGGCCTCAAGGGAAAACAAGTGGGTGACACGCTCCAATACCTCATGGAAAAAGTGTTGGACGACCCGAGTTTGAACGAGAGGGAAAAACTCATAGACATAATTAAAGTTGACATCCTTCCCAAATACGGTGTATAATATTTACGATTGGAGGAGACCGAATGGAAGACAAACACACTGGGATACACATATCGCTAAGCCTTGAGTTCATGGGCTTCGTGACATTCATCGTATTCCTCATATTGAAATTGGTCGGAGCCATCACGTTCAGTTGGTTTTGGGTATTCTTCCCACTCTGGATGCCGTTGGCGTTAGACCTGGTAATCTTCTTGGTTCTGATGGCGATATATCTGGCCATCAGCCGAAGAAATTAAGGGAGAAAGGAAATGAGAACTCTATTATTGATGCGTGGTGACCCTGGCGCAGGCAAAACGACCTGGATTGAGAAG